CAACAACCTCTTTTTGAAGAGATGTCGATTAATTGTAATACGCCGATATAAAATTGTTTCTCGTCCATATTCTTTCTTCTAATTAGTTAGCTGCAATATAAGCATCACCAACAGCTATAGCATCTGTATAAGATGACTTATCTCTGTCATCAGCTACCACTTCTTCATAAGCTAATACGATATTTAGATGGTCGACATTACGTTGTACCATATCGTTAATTTCGGATTGTTCCATTCCTGAAACATCCCAAGTACCAGCATTAACTTTATTAATTAAGCTAACAGAATCGTCTGCGGCATTTAGAATATCATCTACGTTTCTTTCAATTGACATTTTAGTTTCCTCCTTTTATGTCATTAATTTCTTGTTTCAAGCTTTCTACTTGACTGGATAGTTCTTGTATGGCTTTAACTAAAACAGGAACAAGAGCTGCAGGAGCTGCTGTTAGCACCCCATCATCTCGTTCTTTAATTAAGCCTAAACCATTTTTAACTTCTGAGTGATTGGCAAGAACCTCTTGAACCTCTTGAGCTATAAAGCCATGATAAGTATGGTCATCTTCACCATGTATTCTTTCTTCAGAATCTGCTTCGTGATATTTTTCTAGTTCTGGAGAGATGTCTTTTTTCTTTCTCCAGTCATAAGTTCTTACTCTTAAATCATTAACAAAAGATAGACCAGCTTCTGAATCATTTATGTTTTCTTTTAATCTTTCATCAGATGAAGCAGCCCATGAAGTGTCTGAACCATTTAAATCTAGTTCGGCTATATTGGTGAATACACCAAGAGTAATTCTGTCGTTAGCTGTACCACTTACATCTCGTCCTATAACAATTCTGTCATTTCCTCCTGTAGCTCCTGCATTCGAACCAACTCCTAAAATTACATTTCTAATTCCAGTTGTTAAATCATCACCAGCAGCATAACCAAGACAAGTATTGCTGGTAGCTGTTGTTATAGCAGCACCTGCTGAACGACCTATACAAGTATTATTACTACCTGTAGTAATTTCTGTTGCAGCAAGATATCCTAAAGCAGTATTATTAGAAGCTGTAGTGTTTGCATCTAAAGATAAAGAACCTATTGCAGTATTATTAGCACCTGTAGTGTTTAGAGCTAAAGCTCCATTACCTATTGCAGTATTTTGCGAACTTGTAGTAATTTTTTCACCTGCTATATGTCCCATCAAGGTATTACCACCACCAGTTGTTATGTCATTACCTGCATAATAACCAAGCATATGGTTTGATGTACCTGTTGTAATAGCACTACCTGCGTTTGCACCAAAAGCTGAGTTTGTTCCTGTGGTGTTGGCATATAAAGCAGCATATCCGACTGCTGTAATATTTATAGCTGTGTTGTTATATAGGCATTGTGAGCCTACTGCTGTAGTATTGCCTCCTTGAACCCCAGCACCACAAGCTTCATAACCAACTGCTGTAATATTATTTTGGGTTGTAGTGTTGTCACAAGCTCCTTGACCAATAGCTACGTTTTGAATACCTGAGGTGTTTGCTGCTAAAGCAGACTGACCAATAGCTACATTATTGCTTCCTGTAGTATTAGCACTTAAAGCTACATATCCCATAGCCACATTAAGCTGTCCTGTAACGTTAGAAACCATAGAATTACTACCAACCGCAGTATTTTGCACACCTGTTGTAGTAGCACTTAAGGATAGATAACCAACACCAGTATTGTGGTCTGCTGTTGTAGCTGCATCTAAAGCTAAAGAACCTAGAGCTGTATTAGCACCACCTGTACTATTAACACCTAAAGCTGACCTACCGAAGGCTGTATTATTATTTCCTGTTGTATTAGAATCTAAAGCTTCAGAACCAGCTGCGGTATTGTCGGTTCCTGTAGTGTTAGAGAAAAGTGCAGCATATCCTACAGCTACGTTATCTGATGCTGTAGTGTTAGCACCTAATGAAGCTCGACCTATAGCTACGTTTTTACTACCAGTAGTATTGACATCTAAAGCTTCAGCACCAAAGGCATCATTATTTACCCCTGTAGTGTTAGCAAATAAAGCATTTACTCCGACAGCAGTATTTAAAGTACCTGTAGTGTTAGATGTTAAAGCTGAATAACCAATCGCAGTATTATTAGATGCTGTAGTGTTGGCATCTAGAGCTGCACCTCCTACTGCAGTATTTGAAACTCCTGTAGTATTGGAGATAAGTGCATCAGAACCTATTGCAGTATTATTAGAAGCTGTTGAGTTAGAAGCTAAAGCACTCCTACCTACTGCTGTATTGTCTGAACCAGTATTGGAAGCCAAAGAATTATAACCAACTGCTGTATTGTCTATACCGTCAGTTAAGTCAGTTAAAGCATTACCCCCTAAAGCTGTATTTCTAGCTCCCGTAGTGACACTATCTAAAGCCGTATCCCCTAAAGCTACGTTATTTGTACCTGTTGGATAGTTACCATCTAGTTTGATAGATCCACCATCTATAGAAACGTTACCACTAACAGTAAGCCCTGTAAGTGTGCCGACTGAGGTTATGTTGGTTTGAGCTGCGTCTGTAACTTTAAGGTTGGCAAAAGCGTCAACAACAGCTGCTCCTGCTCCAGCTCCGTCTGTATATATGACTTTAACATCACCATTTGGAATGGTTACGTTGGCTCCTGAACCTTGAGATATTGATATTGACTGAGAACCAGACGTTGCGTTTTCAATCATAAATATTTTAGAAACAGTATTAGGTGCTATTGTTAGTGTTCTGGTTGCAGTCAAAGATACGCCAGACGTTACTTTGACGTAAATACTTCTATATGGGTCGGTTGAGCCGTCTGCTATTGTTTCTGTTTGATCGGCATCTGAACCAAAAGTTGCAACAGTAGAATAGCTAAAAGCTTCGGCAATAAGCTCTAGGTTTGTGTTGGTACTGGTTCCCCAAGTTCCTGACTCATCACCAGTTGCTATTTCTTTTAATCTTAAATCATTTACATATGTGGCCATTTATTTTCCTCAAATCTATTTTTATATATTTTCTTGCGAGAGACCATTTCGCCATTAAGCAACTTCCTCGTAGTCTGGAGTCTGGGTCTCATCGATTTCAGACCAACCAGGGGTTTGTGTTTCTGTAATTCCATTATAGTTTGGAGTTTGACTGGTATCAACTAATCCCCATATTAAAAACTTACCAACTATACCATTTGCTTGCTGTCCATCTGGGACAACATTTGCTTTGGCAATAACCGCTAAAGTACCAATACCAGAAGTTGCACTTACTCCAGATACAAATACAAAGTTAACAGTTTTTACTGTTGGGACATTTAAAGTAGCGGTACCAGCCTGTTCAGTTACTGCAACATTTGCCTTACCAATAAAGGCAAGAGTTCCTAAAGCTAGAGTTGCTGATTGTTCAGTTACAGCTACTTTAGCTTCAGCATCTACAGTTACTGTACCAAGTGCGGCAGTTGCGCCTTGCTCTGTAACCGCTACGTTTGCTTTAGCAGCAACGTTTGGTGCATTTACAGATCCTGTAGCACCTTGTTCGGTTACATCAATATTGGCTTCGGCATCAATTTGAACCGCTACTGCGCCAAGAGTAGCAACAGCGTTAGGTACATTTACATTTGCTTCGGCATTTATGTCTAAGCTGCCTGGTGCAGCTGTAGCAGATTGTCCAGTAGGGACAACATTAGCTTTGGCAATAATGCCAACATTATTTACCGATCCTGTTGAGCTTTGTCCTGCGACTGGTGCATTAGCATCAGCAGTAACATCTGGATTATTGAGTGTTGAATTAGCAGACTGACCATTTGGGACAAAATTAGCCTCTGCAATAATAGCAACAGTACCAACCGCTCCTGTAGCTGATTGGCCTGTTAATTCTACTGGGACTGGTTCGCCCCAAGGACCGTCACCCCAGGCTTGTCGACCCCAACCTGTTATTGCGGCCATTCAAGTCTCCTAGGCGATAGTTATGATAGCGTTGGCACCTGCTGTTGGGAATACTATTGTAAAGTCTCCAGCGGTAGATGTTTTCGATCCACCAAAGCTGATTGTTGCTACTGATTTATCTGCATCAGTATCGTTATAAATAAGACAACCACTTGCTGTAATAGTTGCGGTTGAAAATGTTAAATCAACAAAGTCAACAAATGCTGTTGTACCTGTTGCTCCAGGCGCTGCAATAGCTGGTACTAAAGTACCGCCACCTGCTGTATAGCCTGTACCTACTACTTGTCCTGCAAGACCTGTAGAGTAAGCCGTTGTTGTTGCGTCTAGAGAGGCGGTTGCACCTGCATATAGGGCCAATTTAAAAGAATCGCCACCTGAAGCAAAATTATGCACGCCTTGCAATAGTTCTTTTTTAAAACTTGTTGTTAATGCGGATGAAATCGCCATTTATAGTCTCCTAATTATATTTGCTAGTTCTTCTTCACCACCTTTCATTAATTGTTGAATGATTGTGGTTTTATATGATTTTATAGCATTATTAATGTAAATCAAAGCGACTTGGTAAATTAAATCACGATAGGCTTCGGCTTGTTCTCTTATGTGTGGCTCCTGTTCTTCTGAAACAGATACAATTTTTTTAACCATTTGATCAGCCCAAAACTCTGGTGGGTGTCCACCAAAATTTGTTGTAGCTACTTCAACAACGCCTAATTTCGGTAATCCTTCTTGTTTCAATATTTTTTGGGTTCAACAGGACCTTTTAAATGTGAATCGTATCGATCAAGATAACCGGTCTGTTTTTGGGTTTCAGCTAGATATTTAACGTCACTTACTTTTCTAGTAACTAAGTTTCCTTTACTATCATGCCCTACTACTAATGGATCGTCTAAACGATGATAACCATATAGCTTATCTTCCGATGGTATATCGGCATCTAATAGACTAGATCTTTGTGCAACGTCCACTTGAATACCAGCTTCAATGCATTTACACAACCAAAACTCAACGCAACCACGTCCAGCTTCAGCAAAGCCTACATTTGATTTATAAGTAAAATCAACTCCAAACAATGATACTTTTTTTACTTTATTCCAATAAGCAAAAGCAACTGCATAAGCCACAGTATTATTTAGATAGTATGATTTAGTATCTTTTAAAACTTCGTTGATCGGATATTCAACCAAACCTGGACATCTATCATCTAACTCACAAGTATAGATTGGACCTTGATGTTCTTTTAAAACTTTTCTCAAAGTATTGGTTTGACCACCAGCATCTTCAGAATCTAAAAATCTAGATGCAGGATCCATCATGAATACACGATCGTGGAATATTACATTACATACTGAGTTGATTGCCCAAACTTCATCAAATTCAACTCCATGGGTTTTTGCGATATTAAAGTCTTGCCAACTATTGCCTAAACCAACAATAGCAACCGACTTATTTAAAAGCTCTTTTAAAGGTTTCACTAATTCTCTCTCTTTTATTGTACTGGTCTTCTAAGCTCATCATAACGATATTCGTCTCTTCGACCTCTTGCTTCTGCTCTGTTTTTGAGTTTAGCAACTTCTTGATTATATCTTCTTTCATAAACTTGTAAAAGATCTGGCTCACCTTTTAAGAAAGTGTAAGCATCAACCAGACAACCATATAGCAATGCGTCTCGTGCATTTTGCGATAACCAAGTGCCAGTTGTGCTTGTTACTAAAGATGTAGGCTCGTACAAATAATGAAGCTCAACGTTGTAATCTGAGTCTGGAACAGGGGCTACAATAAAGGTTGAACCATTGTCTGAACCTGTGGATAAGTCCTTATCAAACTGTGCATAATATTTTGGCAACCCTCTTGCTGAACTATCTGTAGGGTCTGGATCGTATTCTTGCATAAACGATGGGTGTTTAAGATCTAAATAATGGTAATCGCCATTACCATCTATTACAGCTAAACTAAACGAAAGAACGTAATCTGATGGACAAGTTAAAAATCTACTGCCTGTTGTTAAATTACCTGTAACATTTTTTCTGTAGTAATCAAATTGTATTTCATTAAATAGTCTGTCTTCTGTATTTTTTATAATGTCATCTAAAGTATTTACAAAAGTGGTTTCACTAGATTCTGTGTAATTTTGTATTAATGTTTTTAATTCGCTTAATGTCATGATGTAGTTATGGTAACACTTCCCAAATTAGAAGTCGCTGATACAGGGTTAAAATTAATTCCTACAGGGTCTGTATTTGTAAAAACATGTACGTAATTTGTGTTTTCGTTATCATTGTCTGGTCTTGGCTCGTATAAGGCTTCTGGATCTATTACTGCTGGTACAGGTTCTAATTGTGGATGTTTAATTTCAAAACATTCTTTACAGACTTTTAAACCATTCCATTCTTTTTTTAATTCTAAAAGTTTGTAACGAAACCCACATCTATCGCAATGTGCTAATGCAAATTTACCTACTGCGTATGCCATATTTATGTCTCAAAAAACATGCCATTCACTCTGAGAAACTCTCGTTCCATTGTTGAATGTTCAAGTATATTTTCTTTTAGTTTATCAGAATGTTTTAAACCTTGCGCTTCTATTTTTTCTATCCAATAGCTAAGTGGTTGTGGGTTTGGGTGATAAACACCAGGAGTATTGTTGGCTGTTAGTATTAAATATTTATCGCAATTTTTTACCAAAGTTTCAACAAACTTATCAGCAAATTCCTCTGGTATATGTTCAGCTACCTCTACTGACCAAACTACATCAAATGGTTTGTGAAATATTACAGGGTTAACAGCTAAATCTATAAGCGCACAATTTGGCACTTTTTTTTCAAAAATAACATGATCGTCAACATCAATACCAAAAGCTCCCCAACCTAAGTCAAGAGCGTTTTTAACTTGGTCGCCAGTTGAGCAACCAACATCAAGCATTGAACGACACCCTATCGAGTCTAAGTATTTTAATGAACCTACATCTTGATGAGTTATGTTGGCATTACCGCCAGCATAGTTTGGACGTCTCCATGCCATTAATAGCCACCTCTAGAGTATGGGCTTATTTTTAATGAAGCTCTGTCTTCGTCTTGATCTGCTGCTCTTCTAAACTCTTCTTCGTATATTTGTTTTAAATTAGGAGATCTTTCAGGCGCTCTTTTCAATGATACGTAATAAGCTAGTCCAGCAACAAAACATGGATAAAATCTAAATGGCATATCCAAAGTATTGGTAGCTGCATCAGCATCGTCCATTCTAACAATTTTGTTAAAGACTAAAATGTCTGTTGAGTTTTCTGGTGTTGGCCAAACTTTTAAAACAGGAGTAGTTAGCTTGTCTAAAAAAAACTGCGATGGTCTGGACTGTGTAGCTTTGGTAGGAATGTTTAAATATTCCGATCTGCTTATTCTTGACATTTGTAAATCTGTTGTAGTTCCACCTTCTGTTCTTCTTAAAGAGCAATCTAAAACATCAATAACATTTGAATTAAGCGTATAACTTGCTGTCCCTTGTGTAACTGTTTGTGTTGCTTGTTCTATAGTCCATTGGTTTAAACCTCTGTTGGCCCATTCAGCTAATAAAAAATTTATAGATCTCCTAGCTGTTTTTAGATCATATCCTGTTCTTAATTCTAAGCCACAACGCTCGAAAGCTTCTTCAATAAATTCTGCTACGTTGGGTTCAAAGTTTGTGCTTCCTGATAATGCCATAATTTATTTTACTTTTTTTCTGATGGTTTGTTTATCATTTTGACTTTAATTTTTTTTATGCTTTATTCTAACTTGGTTTTTCACACAGTTGTAGGCTTTCATATTCTCTTTGCCTTAAACCATCTATCTCTTTCTCATAAAGTTTTAGTTCAGTTTCCAAGACAAAGACTTGTCGTTCAAGTTCTACTGTTTTTTCTTCTAGTTCTCTAATATCAGGAAAGATGTAATTGTTTTGATTTCCTCTAATGTTGCGAGCTTCTCTGGCATTTTTTTCAATGCGTTCACTTATGTTGGCATAACCATAGACAGCAATGCTAATGGTCACAATGATTTGCACTAGATAACTTAGTGAAATGTTTAAAGATGTTTTGTCATCAACTTTGGCTACCATTTTTTGCAAGACCAATACCTAGCTGTTAATTTGCTTGGTGGGCTAGTGTCGCATCTATGCCTAGCACGAAATGACTTTCTTCTTTTCGGTTGATCTTTTTTGATGGTCATGTTGGGATCACCATAACGGATTAATCTTACTTTAGATCCTTGTTTTGCTAGAACAGCAAACTTTTTGTTTTTACCTGGTGTTCTTTTGGGTTTGTTGTACCCGCTAAATCTTTCACCTCTGTATGTAATAGCCATAATTATTCTGGGTAAGGTCTGTTTTCTATATAGATTATATCAAAGCCTGCTGATACTGCTAAATTAGCATTTGATGAGCTTGCTATAGCCCTGACTTCAAGATCTGTTTTTTCTTCGAATTTTAATGGATAGGTAAATTCTTGATTAATTGTTCCTTGTGATGAAACAAATTTATCCTGAACATTAAATACACCACCAAAAGGTCTAGCTAAAAATGAAACAGTACCAAATTTATTTGCTACTTCCGTATTCATTGTAATATCAACTTGATCTATATAAGCAGTATAACCTCTTGGTACGGTCCATAAAGCCATAAGTGTTTGATTGTCGCCAATAGCTACTGTTGCGTATTTATTGCTAGGCACACCAAGAGTAGGAGATGATTCTGTTCCTACATAAAGCACACCTGCGTTAGCTTCACCTGTACCAGCAGTATTAACTTTAATTCTATTAACTCTTATCCAATTGGAAGCGTCTCCTAACTGAACACCATTTTGTCCATCTAATTCAACTGTAACGTCAATCTCATCGTAATTAGCATCTAAGCCTGAAACAGTAGCAGTTCTTGCTCCTGTCCCTGCCGCATCATCGGCTGTAGATGAGCTAGATATGTATAAAGTAGATGCTGCCGATAAATATGTGTATAACCCACCTTGAGACCATATAGTTTCTAAAGAATCATCTACGTCTGGATTAAAGCCAAACTTGTAATTTTTTTTGTGAAAAGCAATTTGACCTCTTGAGACTTGAAGCTCAAAAGGTTCAGAAGTCCCAACTCTTGAGATTGATGAGACTTCTCTTGCCATTTTTTATGAATGGAAAACAGTAACGCGATCTATGTTGGATAAAGTTACATGAATACCATCTTCAAACAATACTCCTTGATCTGGAATATTAAGTGTTTCGGTATCATTGGCATTGCATGGCGCTATTAGTAAAGTATCTCCTGAAGCAGAACCATTCCTAAAAGTAACAGTTCCATCGGAACCACCGCCCGCAATAATAAATCCTCTTAACCTAGATCTGCCGCCAAATAGACTAGCGCCACCTGTGGCAGCGCTGGTCGTTGTTGCTGTTTTTACATCTGAACCTATCATTCTAACAGACATATATTATTCCAATTATGCGTCAGCAAATGGAGTTACAAGAGTTCCTGAACCAAGAACTATACCTTCAACTGCATATTTATCATCTGCAATTGCAGTCACTTTAACTACGCTACCTGCTAATCCGCCTTGTGTTGTACCATTTAATGTAATGACGTCATTTGTTGCACCAGAGATAAATGTTTTACCTGTTGCATTGTTAACACCAATATATAAACCACCAACAAATTTATCTGTACCATCTGTTTTGATGTCCAAATCTGTTGCTGCTGTTTCTATAACAAAATAGAAAGATGCTCCTAAATTGTTTAGTTGATTTGGATCTGTAGAATCGCTTGGGCTTGATGCGTTAATTGTTGGTAACGTAAACTTACCATCAGCATCATTACAGACCAATACTCTACCAGCATGATCATCAACTGTTAAACTTGTATCAGCCGTTAAACTAACGACTGCACCGCTACCTGAAGAAATAAATCCATTTAAGGATTTAACAGGTCCTGAAAATGTAGATTTTGCCATTTTTTTGCCTCCTATAACTATCGTCTTGGCTTGTCTGCTAGGTCAGTCGATAGCTAGATTAATTACCTAGAACTTAAGTTTATTATACAGCTTCTTCTAAGGCAACAGGAAGATTTTCTTTAGCTTTTTTTATGGACTCTAATGAGTTGTATAAATCTTTGTAAGATTTTTCAATTATAGGATCTTTGCCAAAAGTATGAATTAAATCGTCACCGATCATTTCTATTAAGCATCTAGCTGCAAATAATTTGTTTTCAATTTCTCTTTCTTTATTTTCTCGTGACATGTTTCTAAACTCCTTTTTTTGACGAATATCGTAATTGACTGAATTTTTTAAGTTTATCAGTTTCTTTTCAAAATCGGAATAGGAAGGCCAATCTCTTATCTCTATTTCTGTTCGTCCACAACCTTGACAGACAATATCCCCCCAAGTAGTGCTACATCTACCTATGCATGGAGAGTCGCTTAATGAGGTAGACTCTCCGTTTACCTCATGCAGTAAATTCATTTCGGTTACTCTAGTAACACCAATAATATACACGAAGTATAAAAATCTGTAAAGAAAAAGGGACACTAAAAAGTGTCCCTATAAATTACTTTATTTTTACAGTTTTTGGTCTTTTATCCTCTGGAATATTTTTTTCTAATTCCAAGATAAGCAAACCATTTTTTAGTTCAGCATTAACCACTTCTATGTATTCAGCCAATGTAAACTTTTGTTCAAAGGATCTTTGAGCTATACCACAATAAATATAATCTTGATCAGATTTTTTAGCGGTATGTTTTATACTCAAAACACCTTCATCAATTTCGATCTGGAGATCTTCTTTAGATAAACCAGCTACTGCAAGTTCAATATAAAATTTATCCCCATCTTTTTTTAAATTGTAAGGTGGGTAACTAGAATGAGATTGTTTGGTTAAATCTCTTATACGTTTGAAAATCTCATCGTAACCTAATACATGACGAGATATTAAAGAATCGTTATACATAATAAGTCCTCCTTAAAGCGACTTAGTTAATGTTGACCTCACCAGAGCATCAACAATTTAATTATATGGTTTTCTTGATAAAAAAAAAGGGGTTCCGAAGAACCCCTAAATTCAGATTAACAGGTACTATGCACCTTTTGATCCAAACACACATCTTGGGTTTGAGAACCCAAAAGAGTATCTCTCTCTAGCTTTGAATCTGACGTTGCCAGTATCAAAGTCACCTTCCATAGAAGTTGAAAGAGGAGTTCTTTCATAGTGTTTGAAGCCATCAGGAACATCTGATAATACGAAGAATGCGTCCACATCTGTTAAGAAATGGTTAACAACATAGCCTTCTGGAATAGCGCCCATGTTGTTGATAGCATTAATATCGTTATCTGATGTACCAACCCTTCCAGGTGATTGTAACAGCCTATCAGCCACGAACTGTAACTGAGGTGGTACAACTAACTTTCTTGGTTGTAATGCAATGTTTAGACCTCTGTCATCAACGAATGTTGAAATACTAATGATAGCATCTTCTAAAGATGTTTCATTTAAGTCAGCATCTGTTGAAGGCTCATTTGCAAATGTTCCACCACCTGTTAATGGGTGTAATGTTGAACAAAGTTCGACACCATCACCGCCAGGGAAGTTGGAATCAAAAGCGTTGTTAAGAACATTAGCTGCCTTAACTTGCTTTGTGTGAGCCATAGATCTTGCAAGAGCTTTTGTATATCTTGCACCTAGTCTGTCATACAAATTATCTTCAATAGCTTCTTCAGTAAGAGCAAAAGCCAAAGCGATGGTTTCGTGTGAGTAACGAGCAGTATAACCTTCTGAAGCGTTGTCAAATGAGACACCTTCTCCTTCAGGTTTAACTGGTGCATTACCAAAACCAACGATTAAAACTTCTTCTTCAAATGCTCTATCAGATGAAACTGTTTCATAGATCTCTGCATGTTCGTTTTCGTACCTATTGTATTCCTGCCCAAAAAGTGCAGCTAACCCAGGTTCGAGTTCTTTTGCTAATTGCGCTCTATTAATAGCCATATTTTTATCCTACCTTATATTAAACACCAGCATCGTTTTCGTAAGCATGCTCATTAATTTTAACAATCATGTTTACGTTTGCTGCACCTAGTTCGTTGTTTTGGTCGTCTCTTGAGACGCCAACAATTCTGTAGTTAGCGGTACCAGCAGTTGCGCCTGAAGCGATTTCTGCTTTTGATTGACCACTAACTGTTGAACCTGCTGTGTAAGCAATATCAACGTTAGCTCCAATGTCTGCTCTAGCTAAAGAACCAGTACATTGAACTTCGTATAGGTTATACGGGTTATCCTCAACAAAGGCTACTATGTCTCCTGTGGCTGTTTGGCCAGCAGGGAAATACGCAGAGTATTTAACCTCTTTCGTAGTTGCATCGTTATATTGACATCCTCTGAAGATGCCCAGTATTTTAACGTCAGCTGCAGCATCAGCTACATCAATGTAACCACCAGCCAACATTTTTACTGGATCTCCTGAAAAGATGCCTTGGGTTGAGCCAGATTCAATATTGTATTCTGTAACTTTATTTTGAGCTACACCGGACAAATTTCCTACTAACTTAAACCCAAATGGTTTATCTTGGTTTGCCATAATTTTTCCTTATATGTTTACCAAAGAAAAGACAACCTAGTCTTTTCCGAAAGTTACCCTTGTTTTTAACTCTCTGGTTATAGGCATTGCAGGGTTTTCCTCACGCATAAGGTCATTTTCTACGGCTCTCATTTGGTTGTCGGTCATATTTTTATAATACTGCCTTCTTTGTTCAACAATTCTGTTGTCTATTTTGCAAAGAATTAATCCGCCAACTCCAATGACACCCGAATGCCGACCTTCATCGACTACAGGTAAACCATGGCCACTTGGTAAGTCCTCGGCTTTCACAGGAACAAAGCCTTCTCTAAATCTTTTAGAGATATTTGTTTTATCTGCTTGACCAAGAATATCCGATCTGATCCATCTAAAAGTTGTTCCAGGAGGTGGATCTATTGGAACATCCAGCGCTGCTGGTGGTTTCCAAGTTTGTACACGTTCCTCGAACTTTCTATCTTCTACTTCTCTTGTAGATCTCGATTGTTTTATATCCTTGTTGCTCATGATTTTTGTAACCTCGCTTTTTGTATTGCGTAATCTTTAAATGACACTCCAAGCTTTTTAGCTAGTTGCTGTTCGCTCGGTGTCAACTCGATACGATTATTCCTGCGTCCTGTCGATGTGGTGCGTGATGGTGAAGCTACAGTTTGGACGGGTTTGTTAGCTTCCACGTTGTTAAATTTATGAGGAATTTCTTCTCTCAGTCTTCTGTCTATTTCATTATAGTATTCATCGCTCTCAGTATCAAAGCCTTTATTGACTAAATCTGAGTGAATAGTATAAGCAACTGCTGTTGCTGTTTGATCTTTACCGAACCATGGGTTCTTTGATGCCCAGTCTTGCGCTCTAGCAGAAGGTTCAGCGAACTCTTCAACTTGTTGTGCTTGATAGTTTTGTTGTGGTTGATTTTGGTAATACTGTTGTGCTTGATCTTGCCATTGTTTTTGGTAAGCAAGTTGTTGTTTGTATTGATCAATTTTTACTTTATCAGACGTTGCCATAGTTAAAGCTTCAGTTGCTGTAGCTATAGCTTCTGGATCGCCAGACTCTGTTGCTTGTTTTAAAGCTTGTTTTGCTAAAGATAACTGCGACTCAACTCGATCGGTTGCTTCTTGACTATAGGTATCAGCAAAGTTTTGTTGATAACTTGACAGCTCCTGATTTTGTCTTTGCAGATCTTTGGCATATTGCAAAGCAATAAGTTCTCTTCTTTGAAACTCTTTTGCTTGTGCTACTGCTTTATTGATTCGGTTTTGAGCATAAGCTGCTCTACGCTCAACTTCAGAAAGATCTTTTGATTGTTCCTCTACTTTTTTAGAAACATCAAAGTCTTCTTGAATTTCATCTTCGGTTATTGGTTTGACATTATCATCAATACCAACTTCAACGTTGGAGTCAGAAGTTTCAACTTCTGCTCTTTTATTTTCGGGCAATGCTGCTTTTTCTATTTGTTCTTCAGAAATATCAACATCGATTACTTGTGCTTCTTCAGCCATATTTTCCTCATAAAGATTTGATGTCGTCAGGACTTAGTATGGTCCCAATGACTTCATCATCGTTAATTAAACGCACTTCATGATCATCTTCTAAAAGGAATCTAGCACCAGAATATCTTCCGATTAAAATCCAGTCTCCTTTTTTGCACCAAGGTTTACCACCAAACCGATCTTTGTCTTTGTAAGCCAATGGTCCTGTTTTCAAAACATAACAAACCATTGTCCCATGAGACTCTCGATCTATAGTGGATTTTACTAATTGAATACCACCATCGGTAACATCTTTACCTCTGTATGGTAAAACCAAAACACGCCAACCTGTAGGGTCGGGCATTCTATCAATTAGTGACTTTTTAAGTAAGGTTGGATCTAAAACTCTTTTGTCTTCTTCAACAAAAGCTTTATCCAGTTCTGACTGTTCTTCAACTTGTTTTTGTTTTTGTCTCTCTTCGAATCTTTTGACTGCATCGTTGTTTTTATCGATGCTTTCTTTTTGTTCTATTGTTTCTTTTGCGATCTTACTCATCTATATCGTATTTTTGCAGCGTTTCTTTTAAATCTTGTGCCAAGGCTCTTAACGCTGATAAAGCACCAATGGCATATTTATATTCTTCCATGGATTTTACATTGCCTGAAGACAAGCTGTCAACAATTTGTGCTTCTCTTTCTTTTATTTGTTTAAAAAAATATTGAGCTAACTTAATGCTATCCATAACAAACTCTCCTGAAGTTATGTTTTATTGTAAACTTTTATGCCTATCTTGGAAACCTTGGAAAACCACCTGGAGGTATGACTGGCATAGTTCTCATTATTGGTTCTACTGGTAGACGTGGTGGTCTATTGCTTACTGGTGGCCTAGGTACTATTGGCATAGGTTTCATTGGTATTGGAGGCATAACTGGTCTAGGTCTCATTATTGGTTCTGCTGGTGGTAATATTGGCATAGGCCTTTCACCAGGCACTCCTACAGAACCTTTATTGATGTTTCCTTGTGAGGGTACTGGAAGTAAAGGTCTCGGTGAAGGTACAAAACCTGGTTTACCACCAATGTTAGGTGGTACAGGTAATCCAACTCTTATTGGTGGTCTGTCAACTGGTGGCAGTAACCTTGGTGGTGTTGGTTCTACTGGCGGCATTGGCATAGGTCTCATTATTGGTTCTACTGGTAGACGTGGTGGTCTATTACTTGGTGGTTCTGGTGGTAATATTGGTATGGGTCCTCGGTCAATTGGCATTGGCATAGGTCTCATTATTGGCTCTACTGGGGGTTCTGGTAAAAAATCATTTCCACCTCTTATTGGTGGCATAGGTCCAAGTATTGGCATAGGTCCGCCTTCATTTGGTGGTAGTAATTCCCTTGGTGGTTGGCCTGATATATCGCCAGATCCAACACCAGCACCCACTCCTGAACCTACACCTGCTTCTCCGCTCGGAACTTCGATTCGTTGGCCATCTGGACCAAAAGCATACACCATTCCTGGTCTTGGCATAACCGTGGTGTACATTCCACCACTTGGAGCATCAAAAGAAAAACCTTCTGGTAAATTTGCTGGGTCGTATCTTTTACCAGCACCATAAATATCTGTTCTTTCAGACAATGGAATTCGAACTGGTTGTTGTGGAGGAACAAAAGCTCCAGGTCTTACTCCTGGTTCTACAGGACCGCCTTCATCTATTCGGTCTTCAATATCAAAGTCATCATATAAATCTATAATATCTTGTTGTTCTGGTATTGGTGCTGGTATTGGTGCTGGTATTGGTGCTGGTATTGGTGCAGGTGTTGGAGCTGGTGTTGGTTCTGGTGGTAATATTAGTTCTTCGCCAACTCCTTCTCCTGGGGCGAAGCCTTGACCTGTGCCTAAGTCTGGTTCTTGTTGTCCAGATCTTAACTCTTCAATTTGTCTTTCGAGATCTTGTATTTGTGATAAGTAATCTGGTTGTTCTGCTGGTTGAGGTGGTTGTTGTTGTTCTTGCACTCTATTAAATTGTTCAAATAAGTTTTGAAAAATTCCTTTTAACATTTCTGGATCAAAAGATGGCTGTGGTTGAGGTTGAGGTTGAGGTTCAGGCATTGGTCGAGCAAACTGACCAAACTGACTCATTAATGGCATCATACCTGGTTGAAAACCGCCCATGCCGCCCATATCTCCCATGCCGCCCATACCCATTGGTCCCATAGCTGATGGAAACTGCATGCCAAAACTTGGTGGCATATAAAATGATGGTCCACCTTCAACTAATCTTGGTCTTGATTGAAATCCAAAAGGGTTGCCAAATCCACTTGGTCTACCAAATGGCAGTCCGCCACCGCCACCAAATCTTCCAAGTCCACCTAACATGTTTTCAAACATTAAAATATTCCTTGAAACTTTTTACCTCTAAGTGCAATACCGCCACCTCTAGATTCGCCAGCGCCAAATGGTTTAGGTCCACTAGGGTTTGGAATTTCTTGCACTTGTTTTAAAGGCACATTACCTTGCCCTTTAATTTCAACGTCTTTTCTTACTTTTGGATCTTTTTGCATTTTTCTTTTTCCCTGCTTTATTTAATGCTATGGCAACTGCTTGTTTTTGCGGTTTGCCTTCTTTTTTTAATTTTTTTATATTAGCAGAAATTACTTTACTTGTGCTACCTTTTTTTAAGGGCATTTATCTTGATCTTTTTTTGCCTGATTTCTTTTTAACAACACCAGACTTTTTAGATCCCTTTTTTAACTTTGTAACTCCAGCTTTACCAGAGCCACCCATCATACCTCGGATAGCATCTTTTCTTGCTCTAAAACCAACAGCACCACCATAAGCAAAATTAAGCACACCACCTGGGCCTCTTTGACCACCTATTTTTTGTGGTGTTAGTGGTCTTCCTCTCATTGGTATGCCACCAATGTTTGGTCCACTAGAGCCGATAGGTCCGTTACCACCAATTTGAATAGGGCTACCCGAGCCTGGTTGTAATGGTACTGGTCCGCCCATATTCATTTTTTTAACAGAGCCGCCTTTTTTCATTTTTTGTCGCATTTCAATTTCCTTTTTGTAACAAATTCATCGAATATTTCTTTTGTCCAATTTGAGTAGTAACCTAACTGCTCAATTTTTTTTGATGCGTCCACAAGCTCTTTATGTCTTTGAACGAAAACCATATACATGGAATCGTGGGGATCCAGATCTGCGTTGTTTTCAAAACCTGGTTTGTCTTCATGATTTGGGTGTGAAGACATAATCCACAAATCTAGTTTAACACATAAATCGTTCATAATGTCTACCCTTGCATCAAACTCTTCATCGCTAATGTGATCCCAATTGTTGTTGACATAGATTAAAACATCTAAGCTATCATCGAAATCAACAATGGCTTGAGTTAAATCCAACCAATCATTTCTTTTGCAAATTTGTATTTTAACTCTGTTTTGTTCCCAAGATTTTTTAGCAAATGGACAAGCTGGTAAACCATTATGATAATCGGACTTTGGTTCAAGAACTTCTTTTGACCATTCGCGTATTGTTTTTCCAGGGGTAAATAATTTCATTAATTATTTTTTCTTGCGACTTTTTTTGTTTTTATTTTTGCCTTCGTTTCTCAACCATTCTTTTAAAAATCTAAAAGATTCTTCAACCCCATACAACATTATTTTTTAACTCTAATTTTTCTAACACGAACTTTTTTAAGTTTGGATTTAAGTCTTGGTTTTTTAACACGCAATCTTGGCGACTTAGAAATTTGTTTTGCCATGGAAGATCTCCTAATGGCCATTACTTACCTCGATAAAAGTCAAGGGCTTTGAAACTTTGTGATTGTTCCAAACGATCGCGAGCGATGTCGTCTTTCATTTCAGCAATGTCTCTTTGTAGGTTTAAACGTTCTTGTGCCAATTGTCCAGATTGCATTAACTTCATAGCATCGAACTCTTGTCTTTGTACAAACTCTTCACGTTTTCTTTGGACATCATCGGCTTTAATGTCAAGCTCTTTATCACGCAACTCGACCAATGGGTCTGGGGCTGGTGGTGGTGGCATAAAGATCTGATTGATCTGTGCCATTAATTGTGAAGCTGTTTGAGCTACGCTTTTTGCTACCGATTCTTTTAACTGCTCTTGATATTGTTGTGCTTGTTCTGGTGGCAAAGATTGGAGCTGTTGCGTAAATGCTTGGAACTCTGGATCTTGAGAATTTTGTTGATCCACAATTTCTGCCGCTCTAAAAGAAATGTGCTGATAAATATGTGCTTGAATGAGCGACAGAACTTGTGGATTGTTTTGTGCTGTTATGGTGTTGTACAAAGATAAGTGCGTCTGAATGTGCGCATCGTGATCTTGGTTAGCAAAAGCTTGAGCAGGTACTCCCGAAATCAAACTAGCATTTTCACTTGCTGGATCGATTGGTTGAGGGGGTTGAGGGGGTGGGAGCAACTGCTCAATATTTTGTACTCCCATGGCTGCATACATTCTACGATATGCCTCATACATACCATTAGGGCCATGGATTTGTGGGTTTGATTGTACTGTTTTCAACATTTCTTGTGCCAACATAACTCTTTGTGACATAGAGAAAACGTTAGGGTCTGATACTGGCAAGACATCAATACGCTCATCAAAGTCCATAGCTTTGATGGCTTGATTGCCATTGGCTGTCATGTATGGGTATTCTGGTGGTAGATACTCACCAAATACTTTGGACAACAAATTAAATTCTATTTTTTGACTGGCATGCAATCTTTTATGAATGGAACTCATAACTCTGGTACCACGCTCAAGTAAAGCTACTGTAGTACCTACAGGGGCATTTTGGTTGGCATCGCCAACTTGCATATCTGTAATAGATGCGAAACGCCTACCACTATCTACCAAGATTCCCAAAAGAGAGAGGAGAGTTTGAGAAGGCTCCTTGAAAGGCAATGGCACAAAGGCGTCTCGCAGACTGCCACCTGGAGCGTCCATGTCTCTGAACTCTCCTGGTTGTAATGGTTGGTCATCATTACGTATGCGAATGCCACGCGCCTTAAAGCCAGCAGGCAAATTCGATAAAGTTCCAGCGTCTATTAGCTGTCTTAAAATAGAAGTTGAAGCTTTGGATAACCCACCGATCATGTGTGTTAAGCCGAAGCCATAAAATCCTAAACCTGGTAAAAATTTGTATTGAACAAAGTAATTGATTTTTTGTTTTAAAACATCTTCTGGTTTGTAGTTTCTTCTGATTGATAAAATCTCATCGTTGGTTCTTGATATGGTAACGATGTAAGGCAATTTAATACCTGTTTCTTCCCCATTGGGATCGCGGTCTTCAAAACCTGGGAGATCTAATTCAGTATGTACTTCATAAATTTCACACCTATCATCTTCACGATAGCTAGGCTCAATGCCTTGTAGTTCATCAATCTCTTCTTGTACTTGATCGTAATCTTCTGGACTGTAACCGCCAGACATATCGATCATTTTGTAAAACCCTATTTGCTGTAATTTTTTGACATCGTTCTTTGACATGTCAATAACGTGCGTCACTCTAGTAGCGTTATACAGATCGGTTGCTGAATAAGGCACAATGAGATCTTCACTAGGAATAAATTTAGAAACAGCACGTCCTAAGTTTTGGTCGTAATAAACTTTACGGAAAGCAGAACCTGAGAGGGGTAAATAAAACAAGAGTTGGTCTGTTTCAGGCTCATACTCTTTCATAATGTGCATGAGTTGATAGTTCATAAACTCTTGCACTCTTGTTGCTTGTTGATCAATTTCTGGATTGCTTTGTCCTAATACTTGAGTTTTAACTGGACCTTGCGATGGTAGCAATTCATTGTAAGCTTGGGATTGAAACTGAGTAACCGATTCAGCTAGTAAAGGGTGCATAACACCAGAAGCACCTTCAAATGGTTGGGTGCGTTCTTCGTACTTCATACCAAGATATTCCAAACCATTGCGATAGGTTTGTTCCCATTCTTCTCTTGATGCTTTGTCGGCTTCAACGCCATCGAGAATGTCAAGCTTGACTTTACTGAGGTCAGTATCGTCCATGACTTCAGCTAGGTTGGCATAAAAGTCAATGTTTTCTGGGGGTGGTAAAGCGCCACCAAATACTAAAGTACCATCGTCTAGTTGTTGAAACTCAGAAATGTCTTGGATCTCTTCTTCAGGAACCTCAACTTCCATAGCTTTGTTACGATCACGAACTTCTAGTTCGGCTTGTTCATCAACACTAATTACTTTATCTATGTCTGCCATTATTTTATCTCTCTACCAAAACCTCTTTTTGCTACGCCTGAAGATTTTCTTCTTACTATACCACCTTTTTTAATTCCATACTTCTCTCTGAGTGATTTAATTAATCCAGGTCTAGGACCACGAGGTGATGGATTAGGAGAAAAAACTTCTTTTTCTACGCCTGCTTTTTTAGCTTCTTGTTTTATTTGTGATATTTCTTGATCGGCTTTGTTTATTTTGTTTTGTCCTGCTTTGCTATCTGCTGGATAATTACTTTCATCGCCAACTTTTTTTTCAGATTCTCCTCTTTGTTTTTTGTTTTGTGCTTTTTTAAGTCTTGCTTTTAAAAACTTAACAACCCCTTTGGCAGCCATTACTTTATTTCTTTTCCGAAACCTTTAAGCGCTACGCCAGAAGATTTTGATTTTGAAGAGACAACTCCGCCACTTTTCATTTCTTGCACTTTGCTTCCTCCAATACCTACTCCTAATGAACCTGCAAGAGCGGGTGAAACATTTTTAATTTTCTCAATGTTTTTCATAGTTCTAAGCTTCATTTCAGCATTACGTCTTTTTTCTGGCCGACTAAATGGATCCATTGATTTAGCTCTAAGCTTAAGTTTCTTAAGACCTTCTTTGATTGCTTTTCCCATTGCCATTATTTTATTTCCTTACCATAACCTCTGAGTGCTACACCAGAGGATCTTCTTTTGACTGGTTTTCTAACACTAGATTTAACCATACCACCTCTTTTCATTTTTTTAGGGCCAGGTAATCTTTTACTAACGTAATCTTCTTTTGTTTTTCTTATGCTTTTTTTAACTTCTGATTCGTAAAGTTTTTCTAAGTTGCTATCTTTTGGTGTAATGCCTCTTTTTTTAAGGTAATCAACTTTGCCTTGTCGAATGCTTTTCTTTGCTTCTGATTCAAAAATTTTATCCAACTCTTTGTCGGATAATTTTTTTAGAGGAGTTTTATTTTTTAAAGCTGGTTTAACTACTTTGTTTACATAATTTTTAGTAAAGGATTGCAACTCTTGTCTTTCCATTCCTTTCTTAATATCTTTCTTGACTGCTTTATCAAACTTTTCAAAATCAATTTCATTTTGTATTTGCTGTGATTTAGCCGATGGGTTTAATTTCTCGCCAACAACGCCTTCTTTTTTCTTTTTACCCTTAAGAACGCCCTTGATTAATTTTGTAATTGCCATTAGTAATATATCCTTTCTTTTGGTATTGGTTCTTCGTCTTCTAAGTCCGAATACAGACTTATGAAATTTCCTTGCCTAAATCTTAATATGGCTTGCGTCATTGAGTCAACAAAATCGTCATGCTCCCCATAAGGGAAAGCTGCGCATTCTTCCATGACTTCGTCAGCAAAAATGGTATCAGGCGCCCAAACCAACCCAGATTCAAATACTGGAGCGACCGAATGCACACGAGTTGTCTTGTCTTTACCTCTGGTGGGCCTGTAATTAACTACAGGTATTCCCGCCATGCGCAACTCGTGAGTCAAAGGCAAGCCGCTTGCTTGTGATTCTACCAAGACTGCGTCTGGTTGCCAATACTGATATTCTTCATAAGCGATACTTTTTAATTCAGGGAAATCCCAACGCCCACGTTTGGCGTCCAACAAAATAATGGATTCAGGCGCATCGGCATTGGGGCGAAACACACCCCAAGTTGTAATGGCTGAGTAGTCTGCGGTTTGTTTGGCTGAGAAAGCTGTATCGTAAGATTGCAAGACGTAACTCGGTTCGGGTGGGTTTTTATTCTCCCACTTCTGCCACCATTCACGTTTGATAATCGCCCCTTCTTCCGAGGTTGGGTTTTGCATGTACTGAGCGTTCCACTTAGCAATCGGCAAAGAGGCCTTAACCGCTTCGAGTTCTTCGATCTTCCAAAACTCAGGCCACAAAGGTTCACCGCTTTCCAAGATGGCAGGTAGCTCAACCACTTCCCATTGGTCGGCATGCGCTTCGCCCATACGTCTAATAAGTTTCTCAGTTAGATCCAAAGTCGACCATCTGGTCATAACCACCACAATCGAACCACCAGGTTGCAAACGCTGACGCGGTCCAGAGGTGTACCACTCGTAAGCCGACTCCAAAGCCGAAGGCGACATGGCGTCCTGTTCTGAATGCGGGTCATCAATGATGAGCAGATCGGCACCTCGTCCTGTGATCGCGCCCCCGACCCCTGCGGCAAAGTATTCGCCCCCTGCACTGGTTTCCCAACGTCCTGCCGACTTGGAATCAGCCGACAGCGAAACCTTGTCAAAAACACGCTTGTACTCTTCGGTGTCCATAAGGTTACGCACCTTACGCCCGAACCTCTGTGAAAGTTCTGCGGTGTGGGTGGTCTGCATGATCTTCATGTCGGGTCTGATGCCCATCATGTAAGAGGGGAAATACACCGAAGCAAACTCAGACTTGGTGTGACGTGGGGGCATGTTGACTATGAGACGTTTGATCTTGCCGCGCGCGACTGCTTCGAGCTTACGCGCAAAAAGCTTGTGATGTTCGCCCTCGATGAAGCCGTCCCAGACTGCTTTGATGTAACTAAGGAAGTTTTTCTGAGCTTGGTCGCGATTGTCGATCTGCTTGAGCTTTTCCTTGATCATAAGGATCTCGCGCAACTTATCGTCAGCAAGGTGGTCTAGTTTAGGCTTCGTCATTGGTAATACTTAAAATGTATGCACTCACTTGGCGCGGTTCGTTTAATTTTATCTCGATAAGTTCTGGTTGACAAAACCCATTTAAATACTGCTCAAGTCGCCAAAAGGTTTTGCGCCCTGGGTCAGCCAGCATAATCTCAGCAACACCTGCCTTGAGTGCTTGCTTGATGAACTTGACCAAGCCGTCTAGTTGTTCGTCCCAAAAACAAACATCAGCGCCCACAATCCAATCGATGTGCGCGAGGTCGCCAAGGTCAAGGCGCGTGAGATCTGTGATGCGCAACATGCCTTGAGTGTTGTTTAGCTCTCTGATGAGTTCATAGTAGAGGGCAACGTTGGGGTCGTAGTCGACCGACTGCACATGGGCGCCTTTACGCGCGAGCATGCTTGAGACCACGCCCCAGCCACAGCCGATTTCCATGATCTCGTGGTCGGTGACATCGTAGTCGGACAAGTAGTCCATCAGTGCCAGTGATGCGTTCCATACCTTGTTGCCGTGGGCTTGGTATGAAATTTTTTTGTTTTTAATGTTTCTTACCATGCCATGGGCGCTAGTTGGAATCACGATGTCGTGAAAAGTAAAACTCTGCCTCATTGTGTATATAGTATCTGAATAGGGGTCCCAAAGCTATTTTTTTGCTGATTGTATGTATTGATTGTTATATATATATACTAAAATTTTTGCACACCGCCTAGCATTGGGGGGTCGCCATTTTTAAAAAAAAGTTCTAGAAAATTTGGGTTGCAATTCCATAGAGACCCATAAAAAAAAGTAGTGTTTATTTTTATAAAACTATACAAATTGTCTATTTAATTTGGTAAAATAACTGTAAGTTATTTAGGTAAATAACTACGGAGAAAATAAAATGAAAGATATAAGTCTTTTAAAATCGTTGAGAGAAATGAAAAATTCTCTTGAAAGTAATACCAAGGTACAAAAATACCTTGAGGTAATGTCTCAGCTTTCAGCCTGTGAAAGTAGAATAAAGAATGAGATCAAAGACAATTTGATTGTTAAAGATGATCGGTTCGGGTTTCGTAGCGGGTGGCACAATTGGACCAAATCTAAATCTAGAATTAAACCAATAATTACTGATGGCACTAGAATTAATGGCTCAATTGGCAATAGTGGGCAACTGCTTCACTATACTGTCAGCCACCGCAAAGGCTATGAAGTAAAACCTACGGCAACAATTAAATTGGAGATGTTCTAATGGAAAGATTACCAAATGATTTAATGCCCAACTTTGCTGACCGAGAGGTCAGCAAGGAACAGGCAGCCGAGGAGCTCTATCAAGCTTTGTGCAAAATTGCTGAAGCTAATGGCCACGATCCAAAATGGGAAGTCTCAATAATGAAAGATCATAATAAATATGAAGAGATTAATGAGGGTGACATTTGGGTGACTTATGAAGCGGGGCCGTGGGAATGGGGCGTTGGCTATTCTTTAGGCTCACACCCTGAAAGTTATACTTGGCCTACAACTAAGCAAGATTGGTATCTTGAGACCTATTATGGATTTGATGTCATCTTTACAGACATCTAACAGGAGCCTGGGGCAGCAATGCCCCAGGATTTATTATGGTAATGAAAATAAATAAGAAAAAATTTGATCAATGCTTTGGCCAAAGAATAACCGAGTGTTTTAAATGCGAGTCAAAAAACATTGGGTTTCTAGGTGGCGTTGCAGTCAAAGACAATGAAGCTGAACTATTCCTTTATTGTTCAGGCCATTGGTGTTTGGATTGTGACACTGAGCTAGATTAAATTTGGAGATCTCCAACAAGATCCAGATCGGGCTGGAGATCTCCACCAAGACCAGGCGAAAGCCTGGTTTTTTTTACGCCATCGCTCGCAAATTATATTCAAGCTCGCAAAAAAAATTTATGTTCAAGCTCGCAAAAAGTTTAACGCCATAGCTCGCAAAAAATAAAACCCCTGGAATCGCAATACTTGGAGCTGACAAACAAACAAAGATAGATAAATTTAGTTGTTGACAAATTGTATATAATAAAAGAAAATAAAGTATTGATGGTAATTAAGCCATCATGTAATTGGAGAAAATTATTATGGGTAATCGAGCCGTAATAGCAATCGAGAAAGAGGGAGTGCCTAAAGAGTACAGCCCTGCAATATATGTTCATTGGAATGGTGGACGCGATAGCATCGAAGCATTCCTTGAAGCAGCCAAAAGAATGGGCGTCAGACTAAATGAAGACGACTATTTTTTAGCACGACTAACGCAATTAATCACTAATTTCTTTGGTGGCACTTTGTCTGTAGGTGTTGGCAATTATTGTTCACTTGACACCAACAACTACGATAATGGTGTTTATTGGCTGAAGAATGGCGAGATAGTTGGTAGAGAATTTGCCCCCGAAGAAGAACAAACGGGGCATGATTTCGAGGAGATGGTTGAGGAAATTCTCAACAGAACAAACACCGAAGGGGCATTAGCCTAACAGGGGGTGGGGCGTAGCAATGCGCCCCTTTTGATTATGGAATTACTAACTATTGATAACGCTAGGGATCTCTTGAAGAAGGGAGAAACTTATCGCATTGGGGCTAACGAACTAAACTGTTTAGAGTTTGCCTACGAACACAAAGGGTTTAAAACAAAAAACCCGCACTATGAAAAGCTACCATCATTTTTAAATGATGCTGAAACTTTGTATTTAGATGGGACAATTAATTGGTTGGATGTTGACATGGAAGAACAGAAAACCGATTACAGATTCCACGCTATAAGAAAACCACCTAGTGAAAAGTTGGACAATAAATTTATGCATGGGGTATTCTGTGCTTGGAATGGTGAGCCACTTTGGTTGCTAGATGATTACGAAACTACAAAGGATATAGTTTAACCAGGATCCCCAGGGGAAACCCTGGGGTTTTTTATTCACGCCATAAGTCGATTGCGTCAGAACGCAAATGCGTGTATGATCGCAAATATCACTTTCATATTATTTTCTCCAAGGTGTGAATATGAGTAGGGGAGATCGCAAGATCTCCCTTTTTTTATGCCCAAGGTCGCAGAAAGATCCAGATCGGTTGGTCTAGGACTTCCCCGTCAGACGGCAACTTCCCCTAGGATTTCCCTGCACGCACAAGCTCGCACCAATTTTTTACGCCCCAGCCCGCAAATTTTTACGCCCCCGCCCGCAGAAACTTGATCGGTTGCAAAAGTTTTTGCTTTTCGGGGGAAAGAGGGGGGGAATGAGATTAATTACACCTTTTTGTTTTTTATTTTTATTTTCAATTATTTTTGTGATTTGTAATATGTTTGTAAAATAATATACTTTCGGTATATAATACTTATATGTATTTAATTAAGGAGTTAATAATATGAATATAGAACTATCTACCAAAGAGATTGGTTTAATCCTAGATCAATTTGACGAAGACCGAATACCAAAACAAGTTTTAGTTTTGGGTAAGTGTGATTATGGTAAGCAAGACATTACCATTAGAACGCAAGAGCAAGATTTCTATGACCTGCAAAATAAGTTGACAGAAGCACAAGTTAATCAGATGGCAAAAGATTTAACTTTGGGTGAGTGCAACAACGACAGTTATGGGAATTGCGATTGCAAAGTATTACCAAAAAATCTTGGTGGTCATAATGATCTAGTAAGAAAAACTTTCAAATTGGAAGGACTAGAAGAAACCTTTGATGGCTATCTTGATCTAGCCAATCCATCTTGGAATGGTTGGGCGTTACCTTTATTTCCTAAAAGCGAACGAGATGAATTTCTCAAAGCACAAATGATGTATGTTAGCGAAAATTTATGCTCAGAAAATATGGAACTTCTTGAAGACATTATGACAATTAAAGCAAAAACATTTCAAGACCAAAGATTGTACGACTTGGGTTGTGGTTTGTGTTGGTCAATAGTTGAAGATGAGGGGGAAGAATGAGCGATAGTAAAAAAATAGTTTTACCAACTACAAAATGGGTTGAACTCTACGCAAGACTTTCGGAATATGTTTTAGAGTATTCATCACTTGACCCAATCTACAATGATGATGGAACTAAAACAGAAGAAAAACAAGACGAGTTTTGCGACATTGTAGATGATGTAGAAAACATTTTAAGAATGTTTTTTATCAAAGCAGACGAAACAAACTCATCAAATGATGAAGTAAAAACATTTACTTCTAATTCTTGGACAACTTTTGATAGAACTGAAATTTGCTTAGAAGGTATACGATACACCACAACAGAATCTTATTGGTGTCGTGTTGTCGAAGAAGACTTACCAAAATTAAAAAGCATTTTAGGTAACAGACTTTATGAATGGGCATTAGATGGTGGAAGCCATGTTGAAATCCCAGAAGATGAAGTTTGGCATCGTCTTCCAAATAATTGGAAGATGAAAACGTAAGGGGGTTGTATGGGAACTTACAACAGAATGTACTTTGCTTTCCAAGAGAGGAAAGATTACGAGGAAAAAACCAAGGCTTTCGACTTGGCTTTTGAACAAGGATTTGAATCCGAACAGGAACTTGAATCCAATTACCAAAAGTTTCACAAAGAGCTTTTGGGTTACGAAGCTGATGGGGGAGAAATTACTTTCCTATTGAACGACCTAGATTTGTGTGCGTATGATTACGGACACTGAAACTATGGTTTGGATTATCAATCAATTGTCCGAGGGGAAAATATCCCCTCAGACTTTTGAACTTTTAACAGGAATTAATACTAAGGAGAGTGCCAATGGCAACAAAAAAAGATCTGGATCTATTCAGAAAAATCAGAAACGAAAATAGATCTTTGCAAAAACAAGTAAAAGAGTTAGAGGGTGAGGGCGCAAGTACCAATCCAATGGCTCGCAAATACGAAGTAACAGTAGAACACACAGGAAGTTGGGTATCTACTTATGTTGTTTCGGCTTCAACAGAATCAGAAGCTGAAGCAAATTGGGAAGAAGGCAGACTAAAAGAGAACTATGCTCACATTGTTGATACGAGTGAAGTTTCTCTATTAGATGTTGTTGAATACAATCCACAAGACTACATCAGCTAATGTTATTTGAAAGCAAGGAGGTAACTAATGAGCATTAAAAAAGTAGAAATAAAATTAGTTGTAGATGTTGATACAACTGATGATTTTATTTGTCCTAGTGGTAATCCCTTAGAACATAACGTTGTATTAAATACGATAGAAAGTGATTATTTTCTAGAGCCAGTAAGTGTTTTAGAAATTAAGGAAGTAACTAGAAATTGATATGACAATTAACATAATGATCGCAGTAGCTGTTATAGCTTTCATAACAATCTCTACCCTCTTATGCGTTGTTTTGTTTTTAATCAACGATTCAGTATTGAAATGGCAAAAGAAAAAAATCAAGGAGATAAACAATGACCAAATTTAAACAAGCTATACGTTATTTCCACGAAGAAAGATTTGATTACGATCCAGCCCAAACTGTTCTTAAAAACTTTAAAGCATGGTTAACGCCTATGCGTTATGAACGCGAGTACAATGGCGACAAACCAATTACAGATCGGGAAGCTTGGGAAGGTTTTAAAATCAGATACAAAGATGAAATACAAAGTAGATAAATACATTCCTATGCCAAGGTTTCATTCACCATTTGTTGAAGCTCTCTACAAGCTCAATGTTGGTGAGAGCATAGGCAATCTCACACGCAAGCAAGTCTACAAGCACAGACAAAACTTCTACCGCCCAGACTTTGCCCCGCGTAAGTTTCGTTTCCGCCAAGAAGACAATCGCAGATGGAGAATTTGGCGCGTTGAATAATTCTGTGCTACTATCTCGACATGAGTTTCGAGAGAGGACTATCAGAACTAGAAAATATTGTTGACCAATTGGAAAGCAACTCGACAAGTCTAGAAGATGCCATGCAACTATTTGAGAAAGGTACAAAGATCATTAACTTCTGTAACAACGAACTAACCAAAGCAGAAGCCAAGCTCCAAGAACTTACTCAGGATCTTCCCCAACAACAGAATCGTTAAGATCTCCATTTGACTTGTCCGCAGTTTCATTCATAACCTTGGCTTCAATCACCATTTGATTTTCCTGCATCAATTCATTCAGACGCAACTCCAACTGTTCCCTAGACATGCTATCAATCTTGTGTATCTTGTACTCCTTCTTATCCACCATGAGTCCGGCAAGCTTAGCTCGAGCAACTTCAGCAGCCACCGCAGGACCATACGACCCATCATCGACCGCCCGATCTCTGATCTCGGACAACTTGTTCGCAATCTTCTCAAAGGTAATCTCATTCTTCTTCCTTTGTATCGCTTTGAGTTCCCTAATGCGTTCGCGCACATACTCGTACCGAGCATCGCTCAACATAACACTAGCTGCCACCCCAGGATTGGCATACCCCGCCAAGTGCGCACACTCAGTCTGGGTGTAATCGTGATACACCATAAGATCAACAAACTTCTCTTGCTTTTTTGTCAACTTCGCTTTTTTCATTTTTGCATTTTTCCTTTTTTACTTTTTACCATTTTAGCCCAACTCATTCCTAAAGCTTGCGTAAGAAAGGGAGTATTTATACTCCTTCCTTTCTCCCCCTTTAGGGGGTTGCACAACTGCACAACTGCACGTACCGCTAAACATAAGGGTTTCAAGCCACGTTGTGCGCATGTGCAGGCATGTGCAATTGCACAACCGCACAACCTAAGAAATCCCATAAGAATGCACCTTTCAGCCCACGTTGTGCAATTTCCATTTTTTCCATTGCACGTTGTATATATATACAGTAGTCGGCTATTATTCACTTAATTTCTACCTCGTTAAACATATCGCGTTTGATCAATTTTTGAGCAATCTCAATGTACTCTGGGTTCAGTTCTATCAGTGTACTGTCGCGCCCAAACTTCTCAGCGACACGCCCTGTTGTGCCTGACCCGCCAAAGGGATCTAAGACTGCACCCCCTGCTCTTGACCCTGCCAATATGCACGGCTCGATCAAGTCGGGTGGGTAGGTAGCAAAGTGTGCTTCCTTGACAGGCTTCGTTGTTACCCGCCACACCGAGCGTTTATTGGCTCCTTTGATTTCGCTGTACTCTCTTCTTTCCATGTTGTGTTTGTTTTTACCACCCAAAGGTCCTGAAGCAGTTCTTGCTCTAGCCATAATAAAACCTTTGTTTGTTTCCTTGATCGGCTCTCTTATCGCTTCCATATTGCAATAATACTTCGGCTGTTTGCTGAACAAGAAGATGTACTCATGCGCTTTCGTGCAACGATCTTTGACACTCTCAGGCATAGGGTTAGGCTTGTGCCAGATGATGTCTTGTCTGAGATACCAACCATCGGCTTGCAACGCAAAGGCTACGCGCCAGGGTAAACCCATGAGATCTTTTGCTTTCAGTCCAGCAGGTATACGTGACTTACCCTTGTACCCAAAGTTGTCGCGCCCAGACGCTTCCCAAGCTCTAGGAGCTATGATGCCTTTTTGGCCTGCTTTTGGTTTCCATTTGAAATCCTTAGTGCCACCGCGCATGCTTGACATAGCGTAGCTGTCGCCCATGTTGAGCCAGAGTGTGCCATCGTCACGCAAGACGCGCTTCACTTCGCGCATGACTTCGACTATCTTCTCGACAAAGATGTAGATGTCGTCTTCCAAACCGATCTGCCCATCAACGCCATAATCGCGCAATCCCCAATAAGGCGGAGAGGTCACACACATATCATAGTGGGTGGGAGAGAATTTGCGCATAACCTCTACACAATCGCCTTGATAAATACTAATCATTCTTGTTCTTCTTTTTGTCTTTGTTCTTCTTGCCGTACACCCGTTCCCAATTAGCGAACCACTCATGCTCGCTAATCTGCCTTGGGCGTTGCTTCGATCCTTTACCGCTCATTTGCCTTGTCCTCGATATTTCTTAAAGCTACGTTTGTAACTTTTGTTCATTGTTTTTGTACTAATGTTCCCATTGCCTTGCGAGGTTTTCTTACCACGCACTCCACAAGTGGGCGTATGATTATCCGTGTTCGTCCATTTAGTTGCCATATTTTTTCCTCACGATAGTTCTATTTCAATCGACTCCCATATCCAATTTGGTATGTATATGTCTATCCTGGGTAACTCTTCTCCACCTGTAGCCAAGTATTCGTCTAGCGCTATTTCAAACAACCTGCGATAGTTTTCCCTATGCAAAAGCTCACGATTCGATTTACCACGCTTGACTGAGTCTTCGCGCCAACACTTGTCCAATACTTCCTCGGTATATACCACCATTACATATACCCCAATATGTGTTTGATAACCTCAACTGTCCAACCATTGCCGAGCATCTTGTATCTTTGAGTATTTGATACGCCTTCTGTGTAGTTGTCTGGCACAGTCTGTAATCTTTCACACTCTAAAGGTGTCAGCTTGCGCCAATGCAATTCATCTACACTATCCCATTCGTGTCTGTCGTAAGATCCTCGACCACCTGATCTCACTGTCTTGGACTTGTCTCTGATAGCCGATACTGCTACCTTCGGCTCTCTGTTACCACCGCCCATAGAGTTAAGTGTTGGCGACTTACCCTCTGGGCTATACACTCTTTTGAGTATGTCGTGTCCGTTGATGTCAGTAGCTATACCAACCTGTTTTGGTTTAAAGACCGCTTGTCTTTTGGCTTTGGTTTTATAAGTTCTTTGCAAGTATTCTGGACTACCGCCTTTGTGATAGTTGGCATCAATGCAATAGCTTTTATCTTTGTCTGCTTGGAAATCATCTTCCAATATATCTTTTAAAACTATTCCTCTATCTTCTGGCTGTTCTATGTTGGGTATGTTAGTCCAATAATATCTCTGTCTTGACTGTGCTGATACCAAAGCACTATTAATAAAGATAGGCTCAACACCAAGCAGATCGGTTATCACTTGCAAGTATTCTTTTTTCATCTTGACGTTCTCTAATAAGAAATACTTTGGCTTGATACCTTCAAGCAATCTAACAAACTGAAAGAACAATGCAGACCTTGGGTCATCAAACGCCAATTGCTTACCAGCAAAACTAAAACCTTGGCATGGACTGCCACCCATAATTAAATCGACATCTTGAAAGTCTTTAGGATCTAAGTCACAAACATCACCGACCTGTATTGTGTTGGGATAATTCTTTTGTGTGATCTGCATTGCCCACTTATCTATCTCACTAGCGTAATAAGTATCAACCTCTACGCCCAATTGATCGAGAGCAATCTGCCCACAACTCATACCATCAAATAAACTTAATACCTTAATCCCCATGCTTCCTTTTAAACCACATTCTTGTAGCGTATCTTCTAATGATTGCTAGAACTGTAATCACAAATGTTTGTATTACTGTGATAACAAAAGGGTCATCAGTAAACAACAAACACAAACTCAAAGTTATGTAAACTGTAGGAAAGTTGATAGCCAAGCCCAGCATAGTATCTGCTATGGATTCTTTCATGGCTTTTTTATCTATCTTAATCATGACAAGTACAATCTCCTAAACCATCATCAAACAATTCAACTTCTGAATTACTTATATCAACTAAGTCAATGTAGGTTGGGCCATCTTTTCTAAAGGTTGCGCCCTTGTGATCACCAAACTTTTGTTCTTGTTTAATCCACCAGTCAGCCATGCCAGGATATTTCTTTATCATGTTCTTTCTTGTTTGGCTGGCTTTTAAGAAACACAAATCACAGTTACCTTCTGGGGCAACGCCATTGTAATTCTCTAGTTGTAAATCAAATTCTTGGTTACGCCAAAACTCAGCGACATCTTCTTTGGTAACTTCAGCATCGTACAAAGGCATAATACTTTCCCACCTTTCTCTATCTGCTGATTTCCTAGCCGACATAACTCTTCTTGGCTCATCGTATCTTAGACCAATAACATTATCCCAATGATCGTAGCCCATAACCTTTCTCATGAAGTCACGCATTCTTCTGATCTTTAGTTCTGCTGTACAAAATCTAGCCACAGGGTTTGGTAAAAACTTTTTACGATCGACCAAAGCTTCAAAGGGTTCACCATTCCTTGATGCAGTTTCATAAGTTACTTCCTTGGTACGATAAACAGGTTTCTCATCAAAGATCTCCAGCTCCAACCAATGTATCTTGACGCCCCATCTTTTACTGCATTCTTGAACAAAGTCCAAAGTCTGTTCCATTTCTTTGCCTGTATTAGCAAAGGTAATGTGAACATCTTCTGGCAAATTAAAATCGTGTGCTTCAAGTATGTGATATAACATGTGACCTGAAGTTCTGCCACCGCTAAAACTAATTAGTGCTGGACCTTCTATTTTATATGGATTACTTTTCATCTTTTTCCCATGGCCTTTTCGCCTCATTGTCTGCCAAGAAATACCATGTATGTTTCCCTGGCTGTTGATATGTTTTGACAGTATCGCCTAAGTATTTAGTAACATAACTTACTGCGTATCTGCCTGCTCTTTCACCACTAGCATGATCGGCTTCTTTCAGTGCTTGTCTTGCTAGTATTTCAAGATCTGTTCTAGTGTAAAACTTATGTCTGTCCATAGCTTTGGCTACCACACGAGCAATACCGACTTCGTCTGGACCTGCTTTGGCATCAACCACCTTGAAGAACCCACCCTCATAATCAAAGTAAGCATTGTGTTGTTCAGGTTCTTTAGCATTACGCGCTTCGTAAAACAATGTAATGTTTGGTTTTGTACCAAGCAACTTGATACCAGAATCCATCCAGCCAGCAAAGGCTGAACCACCACGCGCTGACATAAAGCTAAGATCGTCTGCTCTTTCTTTACCTGTGTGGTGAGCAATGATGCACGAGATCTTAAACATTTCAATCAGCTTATCTACGCGCGATAACATTTCATGGACTTCTTGGTTTGAGTTTTCTTCACCACTAAAGAAATTAATAATAGGGTCAATCATGACCAAGTCTGGTTTGTGATAATCTATACTTTCTGCTATGTCGTCCATGTCTCCATCTCTCATGATGTTCTTTCTTAGTCTACCAGATGCAATCAAGTTTGACTTCCCCAAATCCATAAGATCTTGATCGTGCATAAAAGGTTTGTAATACATGTCAATTCTATTCTTCAAAAATTCATGGATAATTTCTGCTTGTAACCACATTACTTTCAAAGGTCTAGTAAAAGGTTTACCCATAAACTCTGTACCTGTTGTGGCAGCAGCAGCAAAAGCCCCAAGCCAATGCGACTTACCGATCTTTGGTTTACCAACCAACAACACCCTTGACTCTTGGAAAATAAAACAGTCGCCCCAAAACTGTTCAATCCTACCAGAGTCCATACCTTCCCAGAAAGAATCGTTGTAAGGTCTAAGTCCTAGTGGGTCTTTGGTTTCTTTTGTTTCTTTCTTTTTGACATCAATAGGATCTTCTTGATCCATGATTTCTTTTAACTCATCTGTCAGTTGTATTTGCCATTCACTTGTTTTCCATTTGTGAATACCTGCTTCTGTATCGTCTGGATTTCTACGCATGTGTCCAGTACAAATACTGGTAACTGTTTGCGATACTTCTTCTAGTGACATAGGTGGGTTGTTGCTTTGATTCCAATCAAATGCTTTGATCAAAACTTCACGCAATCCCCAGCCTTCTTTTATCCATCGTCCGACCAATCGTGCCAAGGTATCGTTCCTTTGCCCTTCGCCAACTCCATCTGTTGATAGTAAGCTTTTGTTTTCTGATGATGCTCGACCTTGATTGTTGTAGTCGTAAATAGCATTGATGTCTTTGAGTGTTAGCTTGGGTAAGTCAGCAAAAGATTGTAGATCTCCATCGATTTCTAACTCGTAATCTATTGATGGTTCCATCATGACATAACCACCTTCGCCCCTTACATCTAGTCTACCTGTTGTATTCCTTATAATGTGATCTGATACTGCATAGAAATAGTGATACCCACCCCTCGGTGTTTTCTGCTTCATAGGTGTTTGTGTTATGCCAGACTCTTCAACAAACACACAAGCTTCGTGCGTGTCAGCATCAAGCACTACAAAGTTAACTCCTGTAACTACCGCCCAATTGCACCCAGGGAATTGTTTAAACCATTGAGCAACTTCTTCTTTGCTTGGTTGTTTGGTTATATACTCAGACCATTTAACTCTAGGAGTCTTAGCCCATTTACGCGCTAAACCAAAATCGTCTTCAAAGGGGTGCTTCTTTCTGAAATACTCTGGAATAAAGTCTTTCGTTGAACCACAAGGTATAAGATGACACCCATTTTCCCAATAGGTTTTGACTAGGTTTTGTCTTGTATCTCCTGGTTTAATTGGCATGTTCTAAGATCACAGGTTCTTTTGTAACCTTTACTGGGCCAAATATATTTTCCCAATCTAATGCTCTGCCTGTCATTGCAATTAGATTTTTTGCTTGCTTTACTGATGGTTGTCTTAAACCATATCTCCACGATTTAATAGTGTTGACAGATACTCCCAACTCTTTTGCTAGTTCCTTCTCTCCCACTTTTTTAATGTAATCTTTTAAAGTCATAATGAGTGATATTAAATTAATATTACAAAAAGTAAATATTTTTGTTGACAAAAAATATATTATAATGGTAATTTAGATATTGGTTGAGCGGGGAAAAAAGTCTCCTTGCGCTAATGAAGATACAAGAACTATAGATATTGTATGTTTATGGCACAGTTCAAAACTGCATTTTCGCTTTAATCCCCATCAACCATTTTTAATATTATGAATAATTTGAATGACTTAAATTTTGTTGACTTGCTCAAGATGAAAAAGAAAAATTTATCTGACCAAGCCGATCTGCGAAAACAAAGCGAAGCCTTGGATAAAGAAATCGCTTCACGCCAAGAAGTTTTAAATGCTGTTGGAGATCTCCATGAATCTGGTGGATCGAAGAGAGTAAAACTGAATGGACTTATACCTTTAGATTTACGTGTGCAATATAGAGTTACAAGATCTTGGGATCAAGATTATGTTGACACCATAAAATCTCAAGTGCCACCAAATCTTTTTCCTTTTAAAACACAGTACGTTGAAGATGCTAAAGCAACTGCTGCTTTGTCAGAAACAAATCCTGAAGTTTACAACATGGTACAAAAAGGTTTGCAAACAAAAATTAACGAGCGACCATACATATCGTTTGTTGATCTACCTAAAAATGAAAATACCAGTAAGTAAAACAAAACTATCTGACAGTATAGGGTATCGTTTTCCATACGATCATTTGGAATTTGCTGATAAATTGGTTGATGCGTCTCAAGTAACCAACAAGTTTGGAGTTACTTTTAAGATGACAAGATCTGATGCAATTAGAATTATTATGGAAAAGGGTATCGAAAAAATTAACGAGGAAAATAAAAATGAGTTTACTAAATGAAGTTACTACAGGAATCAAAGTGCCAGCAATAAAAATAAACATAGCAGGTACAGACGGCATAGGTAAAACTACCTTTGCATCAAAAGCACCAAAACCAATCTTTATAAAGACAGAGGAAGGCACCAACTTTTTAGACGTTGCTTCCTTTCCGCTTTGTAAAAGTTACGATGACATCGTTAAACAAATACAAACATTGCACGATGAAGAACACGATTACAAAACCCTCGTGTTTGATACCACCGACTGGGGTGAAAAGCTTGTGCATGAAAAGGTTTGTCAAAATCATTCAGTCAAATCCATTGAAGCGATCGGATTTGGCAAAGGTTACACCGAAGCAGCCGAACTATTTGGTCGACTGTTAAGGCTGTTTGATGCGTTGCAACAGAAAAAAATGAATATCATTTTACTTTCTCACGTAGCCATCAGAACTTTCAACGATCCAGAGCGTGAGCCTTACGATCGTTGGGAACTCAATACCCACAAAAAAATATCAGCTTTGATACGTGAGTGGGTAGACTTTAACTTGTTTGCGAACTACGAGGTATCAACTCGTACCAGTGGGCAAGGTTTTAAGGAAGCAACTCGTGCTGTGTCTTATGGCAAGCGTAAGTTGTTCCATAAATTTACTGCTGCCTTTGATGCTAAATCCAGGGTAGATCTGGGCAATGCGCCAATAGATCTAGATTGGACAGCATTTATTGCAGCATTTAAACAATCTTTGCAAAGACTAAAAGGAGAATAATTTTATGAGCCAAGATTTTAATTTAGATTTAACTAATATCGAAAACGATGATTCACCTATTGGTGCTATGCCAGCAGGTGTCTATGAACTGCAAGGTAACACTTGGCAGGTATTAACTAGCAAAGCTAGTGGTAACAGAATGATCAAGGTCGAGTACGATGTGATCGGTCCAAATTACGCAGGTCGTAAATTGTGGGAACATTTTATGCTCGAAGGTAATGGTCTACAAGTATCAACTAGAAAACTTAGAGAGTGGCGTAGGTCTATGGGTTTAGATCCAGATGTAAATGCTTTTGGCATTGAGGACTTAAACTCTATGATGAACGTTGCTTTCAGCGCAAGCATTAAAGTTGAGCCAGGTACCGATAAAGGTGATGGTACAAAATACGAAGATTCCAATAGGATTTTGAAATACCTTCCTGCTGACAGTAAGGTACAAACACCTAAAGCATCAGCTCCAGCACCTGCTGCAGATGATGACTTTGATTGGGAAGCATAAGGAACTGTGGCTTATTACATGAGTAGTTGCCAGTACGCTCATGCTCCTTATCCACTCAGAAGTTTTGGTGTGGGCCACAGAGGGTTTTTAAAGTTTTTATTCCCTTTCATAACGCATTAAAACATACTGGCATTTTGGAGAAATACTATGTTTAAAAGTGAACTAGAAAACGATTTAAAAAATATGATGCAATCTACAACAGATTTGATAAGGGAGATTCATCATACTTATTCAGATGTACCTTCTGGATTAAACAAAAAGATAGAAGCTACTAAAGCTTTGTTATTGAATGTAAACTATGATTATGAAACTAAAAAAATCCAAAGGTTCTTATCTAAAATCCTTGGATGATACCTGTGTAGAAAAAGTTACAGAGGATATGCAGAAGTGTTTAGACGGCTGGGTCGAACAAGATTTAGATACCGAGTCAGCCGTTTTAGCACTTGTTAGCTTTGCTCTTGATCTGGCTTTTTATTATTCCAAGTCACCTCAACAGGTGTTTCGTGCCATTGCTAATTTAATTTCTGAGAAAATAGAACAAGACAATATCAATATAGAAGATCTCCTAAATGATTTTTCATATTTAGAATCTTTACAAAAAGATAATATAGTCCATTGAAATTAAGATACTACCAAAAAGAAGCTGTAGATTCTTTACATAACTGGTTCGATACACGTCCAGCCGAAGACCATGCTTTAATTACTTTGCCAACTGCTGCGGGTAAAACCATTGTCTTCTCGCATTTTATTAAAGAAACACTAGAACAAAAACCAGATGCCAGGTTCTTGGTTATGGCTCATCGTAAAGAATTAGTAGCCCAAGCTGAAGCTAAACTAAAAACTGTTTGGCCCGATGCCCCTGTCGGTGTTATGGCAGCTGGCATGAAACGTTTTGAAAATACCCAGATCTTAGTTGCCAGTAGAGATACATTGGCATCACCTAAAAGATTAGAGTCAGTTGGATCTTTTGATTACATGATTGTTGATGAAGCACACAACATACCACCCCAAGGTTTTACTCGCTACAAGAAAATAATTAACACCCTATCAGATCGTGGCACTATGCGCGTCATGGGTTGTACTGCTACACCTTATCGTATGGGGCAAGGTTATATCTATGGCAATCGTAAAGACCATTTCTTTAAAGACTTGGCTTATTCGGTTTCTATTCCAGAACTAATAAAAGAAGGTTACTTGGCTCGGCTTTCTGCTTTTGCTGTCAAAGAAGATGCCATCATAGATGCTAGTCAAGTCAAGCTAAAATTTAAGAATGGTGACTTCAGAGAGAAAGAACTAGAAGAGTTGGCTATGGTTGATGAAACCATTATAGAAATCATATCCGACTGGATTGATTCGGCTTACACCAAAGGTAGAACTGCAACTGTATTTTTCTGTGTGTCAGTATTGCATGCCTTGAAGATGACTTCTTTCTTGAAAGCACAAGGCATTGCTGCAGCTTGTGTCACTGGTGAAACCCCAGCCGATGAACGTGAACAAATACTACAAGACTTTGAAGACGGCAGAATCCACGCGCTATGCAATGTCGGAGTTCTTACTGAGGGTTGGGACGCCCCTCGAACCGATTGTATTGCTCTGTTACGCCCAACACAAAGTGCAGGACTTTATGTGCAAATGTGTGGACGAGGTATGCGTTTACACCCAGGGAAAGAAAACTGTTTGCTTCTAGACTATGGTGAGAATGTAGCGCGCCATGGCTGTCTCGATGAAGTATGTCCAGAGGATCGCTCGGCTCGTTATCGTCCCAAGATCTGCGCCAACTGCAATGCCATCAATAGTCCTAGCGCAACCAAGTGTGTTGAGTGTGAGGAAAGTTTCAAGCCTGCTGAAACCAAGTCTTTATATACAGCCAAAGAAAAAGAAGCAGCCAAGAGAACCAAAGCAGAACGTCAGGCTGTGTTGTCTGATGAAAGGGAGAAAGCAAAACCTCGCGCCAAAAAAGTGTCAGACATATTTGCTGTTACCAAAAAGTCCAAGAACGATAACGATTACTGTTCAGTTATCTTTACATTGAAAGACGAGTTCTTTCCTAAAAAATTACCACTAATGTTTGGCCACCCTAAAGCACATCACATGGCAGTTAGTAAATGGCGCAAGATTGCGCCCAAATGGAAAGCACCCAATGAACCATGGATGGCAACAGAGTTGATAAATAATGGTGCATTTGACACAATACAAGAAGTTATATTACAGAGAGAGGGCAAATATGAAAACATTGTCGGTATCAGAAACAAGGATAACCAACTCATAAGGCTATGAACATCAACCAAGCTTTTGATGACATAGAGGTCAGAGAAAAATTTAAGCCTAGATATTATTTAGGAGTCAGTCAGATCGGTTCTGAAAACGATCGCATGTTATGGTTCAACTTTAGATGGTGTATGCCATTTGATATAGAGCCTAGAGTTTCTAGGCTGTTAGATCTGGGTAATGTAGTTGAAGACCATTTGATAGATAAGATGCGTCAGATTGAAGGCGCCAAAATTTATGACAAAACCAAAGATGGTAAACAGTTTGAAGCCAATGCTTTAGGTGGACACGTTAGCGGTCACATTGATGGCTTGGCTAAGAACTTACCAGGTTTAGATCCTAAAGAAACTTACTTGCTTGAATTTAAAACTGCCAACGATAAAAGGTTCAATGAGTTAAAAAAACTTGACAGCTATTGCGCTTGGTCTCAAGAGTATAAAGCACAAGTTCATTTGTATATGGGTATGTTCAAACTTAAAAAATGTATTGCTATTGTTTATAACAAAAACAATTCTGATCTGTACACTGAGATCATTGATTTTGATAAAGAGTTATACGATTTGTTTATGGACAAAGCCAAACGCATTGTTGAGTCAGCAGAACCACCAGAAAATAAAATTCCAGAAACAGATTACCGCATTAGATCTTTTATGTCGCAAAAACAACAAGACATATATCTAGGAAAAAAACTTCCAGACAAAGTCAATTGTCGTAACTGTCGCTTTGCTAAACCAAAGCTAGATGAAGAGGGAGCAACCTGGTTTTGTGAGGCCCATAAACGCAATCTGTCCATAGATAGGCAACTCAAAGCATGCCCTAGGCATAACTTTGTCCCAGAATTGATCTCAGCGCTTTGCATAAATAAAACTGATAATAGTGTCGAATATAAGCACGAAGATATAACTATCATTAATAGTTCAGAACAAATTAGTGGTAAAACGCCAGATCATTACTCAAGTAAAGAATTAATTCAGATTGTTAACAACAATTACCCAAGATCTGTTATTGATAATCTTAATGAAATGAAAGCTGGAAGCTTGAAAAAGTTTGCTCCAATAAAATTAACTAAGATCTCCAAAACAGAAGAGGAAGAAGATCCTCTTAAAGATGTGCCTTTTTAACCAAGCCCTAACAGTTTGTTTATTTCTTCTTGTCTTAAAGCGTCTACATTCCTAACAGTAGGTTGACCAACATTAGGTGTTCTTGTAACAACTGGCTGAATGTTTAAGTCTTGTGGTCTGGGTTGAGGTTGTGAAAAAGTTGGCTGATTAAAACTACCAACTAAGTCTTGACCACCAAGCATCATACCTAACTGATAAAGCTTTTCTATTGGCACAGGTTGTCTAGCTTTGTTGTAATCCGATCGCAATGCTTCAGATAGTAAACCTTCTTGCAATTCTATTGGTTTAAATATTCCTTGCATGACTAATTCTCTATTAGATACTTTTGCTCTTGCAAGTTCTCTGTCAATTTTGTATGAATCTAAACCTAATAAACGAGCATCTTCAATAGCGGTATAAAGATCTCGTAAAGAATTGTAACGTCCTTCGTTTGAACGAATGTATGATTTAACAAAGTCTTCAGCGTCTCTTAAGTTAGAGGAACGCAATACTCTATTAAATTCATTAGAAGAGTTTCTTATAGCTTCATTGGCGCTAAACCCTTTGTATCTTAAAGACTTTTCTATTTGTGGTTTAACTACTTTCAAACCACTAAAAGCTTGTACCATGGTTTCGGCTGGATCTAAACGTGTACCTTTTCTAGTAATTAGTTTGTCTTCACCTTGTCCATCTGTGCTACCAAAGATACTGCTGGTTACAACTCTTGGAAAATCTTTTTGTTCAAATTTAATTCCTAAGACACCGCCCCCAGGGTCAGCAGAAATGTTAAATGGTACTACAGAAGGAGCTATTTCATCAGTTATGTAAGCGATGCTTTTTAATAACTTATCGCCTTCAGTATCAGTGTCATTCCAAATTGTTCTACCTGTATCTGTTTCTCCGTTGTAAGCTTGCAAGAAAGTATTAATGCCTAATGATGGCTCATAGAATGGTGAGAATAATTCACTGGCTGCTGAAGTAGTTGCTCTAAATGAAGTATCGAGTAAAGATCTTTCGTTTCTATTACCATTCATAACTTCCATCATTAATGCTTTTACAGGCCTTTGTAAGTAATCGTAAGGATTGGTATAACTAAAGTTGTAAAAGCCTGTTGGATTACCATTTTTATCTGAACCAGTTGGAATCAATGTTGCTGTCTTATCCCATGGTGCAGCGAAAGATCTCTTGTAAGCGTCTGTCTTTTCTTGGTCAACTCCTGTTAAAGCATTTCCTGTAGCAACCAAAGCTGTTGGTAATCCCATAGTTACAGTTGCAGCCCCAGCCAATCTTCTAGCACCTATCTTTGCTAACTCTGAGTTACCACTAGCTAATTCGGCTGATGCACGAGCAAGGGTATTGGCTGTGTTTCTAATAATCTCAGAAGGGAAAGCAACGAAGTTACCAAGCAAAGGAAAATATTTCATTGCTTTTACTGCATCTGGTACACGTGAATAAGTCGGTACAGTATTCAAAGTTATTTCAGCAGCTTCAGCTTTAACAAATTTTTCTAGTGCTTCTCCTGTTAAATCACTAGCCTTTACAACTGGACCATTTGGTGTGTTGCTAATAATGTCTTTAAATTCTATGGTTGCACGAGCAGATCTGACCGGTATAGGTTGAGCGCCAGAAGCTTTTATAGCATTTTTTAATTTAGCTTGTTCAGCATTCCATGCAAACATACGAGCAGCATCATCAGACATGGAGTAAGCTTTTTCAAATGTCTCTATACCTGTAAGCTTTTTAGCTTTTCTTCCTAATTCACTGCCTGTAACTTTTTGATAAATACTAGAATCTTCTGTAGCATATCGCGCTAAAGTTCTAATCTCATCTAAAACTGCGCCACCTCTTTGTATGATTCCATAATCTTTAGCATCTTTAACTACACCTCTTTTCAATGCTCTTTTTGATGGATCAAATAAACCTGCAAAAACTGTATTAACAGCATCAACAAATCTACCGCTTGCTCCTAGATTACCATTCATCAAGGCAAAGAAAGGAATAGAGGTAAAGTTTCTTATTTGAGTAGTAGGAGATAAAACAGTTTTACCATATTGTGTGCCTGCTTTTAATGCGAGCAATCCTTTTATTGACTGCCCTATGGCGCCAGTGTTTGCTAACAGATCGGTAGTTGCGCCCATGATGGCATCGTGAAAAATATCTTGTGCATACAAATCTTTTAAAGCTCCAGCATTTTCTGAAAACTTTTTATACTTAATACCTTCTTGAACTATTTCATCTGGTAATTGTTGTCCTGGTGAAAGCTGTCCTCTAAAATCTTTTAAAAATTTTTGTTGTCCAAACTGTTGTGCATTGTCATTTAAAACTTTGATGTCATCAAACATTTTAGATTTACCAACCAAAGATCCTAGTTTTGCCATAGTTGTTTGTGTTGCTAAAGCAGTATTAGCTATTGCTTCTTTCCAATCATTTTTACCATAACCTGTTACCTCGCCTAAAGCTTTTCTTACTTCAGGTAAATTGTTTAAAGTTCTACCTTTTAAAGAACCAAACTGTAAACCTTCTACTAGAAAGTTAGGTGTTTCAAAATCATAAGCTGCTTTATTTTTTGGCCCAGGATTAAGTAATCCATCAAAAGCTGTTTCTGCTTCTATTCTAGAAATGCCCATTTTTTGTTGCATTTCTCTTAGAGCATTTTCTTTTAAATCTTGTGGAACTGTATAACCAGCATCTAAAAAAGCTTTGTAAGATCTAGAACCATAAGTTCCTTGGTTTGCAGCAATAGCATTTTTTACTTCATCAGGAATAAATAATTTTACTAACTGATCATCACCTGGTGTTGAAAGATCCAAAATTTCTTTTTCTAACAAATTAATGCTGTTGCGATTTTCTTCTAACATTTTTGATATAGATAAATTTTCATCAATACCCAAAGCTTTATAATCTATTTTATTACCAGCACCTTCATAACTTTTTATATTACGTAAAGCTTTTGCTTGCAGTTCTTTTGATGCGTCCGCTAATTCTCTGCCAAGTAATTCTGGTCTTTCAAAACCAAGTCTACTTTGTGGCGCCATAAAATCTTGAATATTTTTTGACAAATTAAGAGCATCTTGTTGCCCTAAGTTACCACCTTTGGTTGCCAACTCTACGTCTTTATTAATTTGATTAAAGGTGGTTTCTACATTTTCTTTAATGGCTCCTAGTTGAGCAGTTTTAGCAGCAGATAATTGAGCTACCAAATCATTTGGTTTTCTTCCTGCAAAGGTAAAATTTTTACGAAAAAAATCACCAAACATATTGTTAGCTAATGAAGCATCACCTTCTACGTTCTTACCTTTTGATAAAGCTTTAGCCACAGGAGAAGCCAGAGGAGCAATCATATCGCTTGCTAACCCAGCAGTTTTACCAACAAGTCCTAGGGCAGCAGGTGCAGTTAACATAATCCCAGCAGTTTCACCGACCACTCCCAATCTTTCCATCAAACGAGCAGAAGCTTTTTCAGCACCATTTAGTCTAGCCAATCTATCTTCGTCCGATTCGCTATCAAAAAATACATCGGTTAAGGTTTGTACGTCATCGGTAGCAACAGCGCCATCTACCGCTGCGGCTCCTAGTATTTGTTTTGCTTTACCAGCTTTAGATAGTAAGCCAACTGTACCCAAACCTGGGACACCAAACTGTGTTATAAACTGTGCTGTTTTACCGACATCGCCTTCAACCTCTGGTTTAATGCTTTCAAAGTATTCGTTAACATCATCGGTTAGATCTGTATCAAAAAACAAATCTACACCAGTTGTTGCTAATTCTGTTAGACCTTGAGGGATTGAAATTAAACCAGCGCCAATACCACGACCTAGTTCACCAAGCACAGATTGATCTGGAGATCTAAGTCTATTTAAACGTTCTTCTGCTTTTTGAATAGCTTCTGGTGAATCGTCTTCGACATATAATCTTGTGCCATCATTTAAAGTTATTATTGGCATAGTTATACCTCTTGTATGGCATAATTTTGTCTTATGTAATTATTAAAATCTGTTATGTTGTCAAATTGATTTGCTAAAGATAATAGTGTTAATGAATCAATTACATTGCCGCTTGTATCAACAATATTAATTCTATCTGGTGATGTTCCTGGGCTTAAGGCATTTTTTACAATAGCTACTAATTGTTCTCCTTGAAATCCTGAAAGTTGATCTAATATACTTTTTTGAGTTTTACCTTTACCTGTCAAATACATTTCAGCAAGATCAGGATTTTCTTGTAGCATTTCTAATGTTCGTATGGCTGCTGGTACTGATTCTTCTTGTCTGGTTTTTTCTCCCAAGTAACCTTCACCAAAAGCAACTGCTGCATTAATTGGTGCTATGCCTTCTCTTGGTTTCATCATGTTTAAAAATCCAGCCAATGAAGCTTGTGGATTTTTTTGTATGAAATCAAAAATAGGATTGGTTGATGTTACTGGCGGTTGAACCACATCACCGCTTGGTGCTGGTGTTGGTGCTGGTGTGGGAGTTTGATCTGCGCCAACTACTAGAGCAGACACTTGTTCTTTTTCATCTTTTGGAGACATTGCAGAACCAAGTACTGCAGCACTACCTAATCCACCTATTACTGCTGGAACTACTGAAGATGTTGTACTAACAGCAGGAGTTACTGGTACCAATGGACCACCTTGTGGAACTAATGGACCACCTTGTTGTGGTACTACTTGTTGACTTGATGGTACGCCCGATGGTTGACCTTCGCCAGATTTTACTTTAACTCTTTCTTTTTTAGCTTTACTAGATTGCTCTAAAGATTCTTTTGACTTGTCGGTAGATGTTGGTTTGTCTTCTTTTGGTTTACTTTTTTTACCAAAATGTTTTTTGTAAATATCTTTTATTGACCTTATGGTTGATTTAATAATACCACCTTTGTTCATTTTTTTAGGCAGACTATCTACTATGCCACCATCTGCCATTTTTGGTTTCATTTCTTCTGACAGTTTTTGTTCAGCAATGTTTTGTGCTAAAGATAAAAGTTGTTGTTGCTCTTGTGGCTCAACATCGTTAAGAATTTCTTGCATTTCTGGATCGTTAACAAGCATGTTTGTAAGATCAATGCCTAAAGCAGTGCCTGCTAGTTTCCCTGCTGGTACGTTTAATGGACTTAAGTTAAGTGCTTTATTGGCTGCCATAGCCGATCTTATTGCTCTATTAGCACCAGCTCCAAGTGGTCCTGCAAAGTAAAGAGGTGCAAGTGCCATGCTTAGTGGATCATCAGGGTCAGCAATAAAGTCTGTAATATCTCTTAAGTTAAAGCTTTCTGGATCTTTCTCTAAGCTAAGAAAATCTAATATACCATTACTCATTAAGACATTGCTCCTATACCACCGCCAACGCCAGCACCGCCAGCTTGACCGCCTTGTTGACCACCGCCAAAGAGACTACCTAAAAAGTTACCAAAGTTAAAGCCGCCACCTTGACCGCCACCTTGACCGCCAAATATGGTTGCTAAAGAACCTAAAGCACCAATGCCTTGAGCTATACCGCTAGGCTGTTGGTAAGATTGTGGTTGATATAGTTGAGTTGTAGTACCACCGCCCATTTGATTGTATGGTAAACCAGCTAATAATTGCTGTCCTCTCATCAGTCTTTGGAATGGCATGTCAGCCATTCTTTGTGCTGCTTGGAATTGTCTGCTTAATGCAGATTGTTGAGTTTGTTGTCCTTGACCGCCTAGCTGATTCATGAGACCAATTTGTGAAGCTAATTGTTGTTGTCCTTGTTGTCCAAGACCTGAGAAACCAGAACCGATCTGTCCAAACTGACTACCAAGTCCTGCTGTGGTTTGTCCTAGTCCTGCTATCTGTTGACCGATACCAGCTTGTTGTGTACCGAGACCAGCTTGCAATCCAGCCAATCCACTTTGTGCTTGTCTTGCTTGTTCAAATGCTGACTGTGCTTGTTGTTGCGCTCTACCAAAACCACTACTTCTAAGGGCGCCTATTCTTTCTGAAGCACCTCTTGCTGCTTGTCGTGCCAACTCTTCTTGTCCAAGTCTTGCTCTTGAACCACCAAAAGCGCCACTAGAAATAGCTCTTTGTCTAGCGCCAATATCGGATTGTGCTAGACCTTCACTTACGTCTCTCATGGTTTGTTGAACAACGTCTTGTTCAAATGGGTCGTAAAAAGCTCTACCCATTCTTGGATCGTACATGCCTAGACTACCAAGTCCTGTTTGTTCGGCACGAGATAAGGTATCTAAACCTCGACCCATAGCACGTTCAGCCTCTGGTAAGTATTCCAATGCACCTCTAGTAACGTCTTCTTGTTGTCTTAATAGTCTTTCTGATTCTTGAAGATAAGGTCTAAAACCACCCAGATCTTGTGTTAAAGCACGGGCTTGTAATTGTAAAGGAGTAAGTCCTGCTGTTTGTTCTATTGGCACGTCCATTCTTGCGCCAATCATGCCTGGGCTTTCTCCTGGGACACCAAAGTAAGAAGCAAGCATTCTTCGGCTGTAGTCCTCTACATAAGGAGAAATCATTCTGTAACTTGTTTCTGGTGTTACAACAGTTTGGGCTGGTGGACCCATTTTGGTTGTGCTTTGTAAAAAATCAAATATGCTCATTAGATCATGCTCCCTAAACCTTCGGCTAATTTTTGCTGGTCATACAATTGTTTTGCTCCCATCATTCTTTGTTCGTACATATCACTTGGGTCAGCGCCCATCATTAAACCCAAACCTCTAACTGCTGCTGCATTGGTAACAAACTCACCATCGGAAAGCATGGCTGGGATTTCATCGCCTTTTTCACCGCCTGGGCCTGTTATTAGTTTGTCTCTTTCTGGAAACTCACTAACGTCAACTCCAGCTTCGCCTGTGCCTTCAGCCGCATAAAGCTGTCCAGGTATTCTTCTTGATTGTAAATTAAATAAAGCTTCTTGTGGTGGTGCAACTAATGGACTAAATGGTACACCTCTAGCTTGAGCGTATAGTTTTTCTACTTCACTTGGGTAATACATGTAAGCTGGTGGTCTGTCCATGTAAGGATCTACAGTAATAGATTGTCCAGGTGTTGTAGCACCATACATAGAATAAGGGTTAAACTCTGTACTTTGACCCATTCCTGGCATACCGCCCATTCCTGGCATACCGCCCATGCTTGGCATACCGCCATAACCACCGCCTTGGCCACCGCCAAACATACCAAATAGTTTGGCTAGTTGTTCTTGTTGTTCTTTAATTCTTTTGTCTTGTTGTTTTTGTGCTAAGTAACCTAAACCCAATCTACCTAAGTCTGACTGAAATCCGCCTATGCCACCTAGCAATGCCCCTGGACCACCGCCAGTTAGACCGCCACGTATTATGTCAGCTAAAATATTTCTTTGACCTTCAGCACCACCGCCCATCAAACTAGATAGAAAATTACCACCTTGGCCGCCACCGCCTAATCCAAGATTGCCAAAAAGACCAACCTTATCAGCACCAGGTAAAACAAATTCACCAAGGCTTCCGAGACCACCCATTATGTTGCTACCAATGTTTCCTAAAGTCGTACCAGCACCACCGAGTAAATTACCTAAACTGCCAAGTCCACCTTTTAATGCACCACCAACGCTACCTAAACCACTTCCTATGGCAGAGCCTGCTGCGCCCAATCCACTTCCTATAGCTGACCCAACTCCAGGTATTAATAAACTGCCTAAAAGTGCAGCAGTTTTTGGATTGTCTTTAATGCTACCAACAAGACCTTTACCACTTGGGTCAAGTCCTAAAATATCGTCTGTTACTTTTTTGAAACCTTTCTTTAGTTTTTTAACAAGACCACCCAAAACCATTTTTTGTGGTTCTTCCATTAAATTAGCTATACCACCCATTTCTTCTGCTTCTAAATTTTGAATGGCTTGTAACATATCCATTCTATCTTTTTGTCTAAGAAACTCTTCAACCTCGTCCAGATCTTCTTGACTCATATCCAAAGCATCTGGTGGTAGCATTGGCATACCGCCCATCATACCGCCCATAAAATAACCTGGGACATCGTAGCCAAATTTATCTTCTACTAAAGCTGGTTCTTCTTTTGCTAGTTTTTGTAAACCTTCGTTTGCTTGTGCTAAACTTTTTAAACTCATTTCTCTCTAGAAATTCCTTTTGTTTTTTCAAATGTTCTGAGGCCACCTAGGCCAAGCATCCCCATTAAAATGGTGGACAGTTGTGCGAAATCAAATTCGGGTAAATTTATTTCATTATAACCGAATAAACTTAAAACAGTATATAAAAGTGGGTTTAAAATAAAGTGCCAAAGAAGAGCAAAGCCACACACCCAGCCAATAAAAGGGCGCCACCCAGCAACAAATATACTCTTATGAGCAGCCTCCGCCTTGTTGACTTCCAGTTGCGCCATATTAGCTTTGTGAATTTCGGACTTGAGTTCATATTCTAATTTGGTTTTAAGGTCTTTATCAGCTACAAATTTACCAAGTATTTTCTCAATTGGCGATATTAAATCGTTTAAATCTATCATGAATACCTTGTTCTTTTTCTACGATCTGACATAACAGATCCACAACCTTTGTGTAATCTAGAAATAATACCACCATTTGCTTTTTTAGTGAATGTTTTCACCATGGTTGGTTTACCGCCTACACCTTGTGGTTTGGCTCTTTTTCTAGCAACAGCGCTTTTTCTTTCTGATTCACTCATACGTTTAGCAGTTGATCTGGGAACACACTTGGGATATTTTCTTTTTGAACCTTTTGCAGACTTACGCCCACAAGGTTGAAACTTGCCTTTCTTTTTTGGCGCACCAATATCAACCCAATCACCTTTGGGTCCCTTACCAAACCATTCTGTTAAAGACATTATTTATATTTACCGCCTCTTTTTTTGTAAGTTCTAACTAGCCAAGCGTTTGCGTATGCACTTGGGTACACTTTAAATTTACGTTTTGCCTCAGACTTAACCCTAGAATATAAGGTAGGGTTGGCTGGTTTAGGACTTTTTTTGCTACTCGATGTTTTTCTTTTAGCTACCATAAAAATATTTTAAACCAATTTAAGGAGTAGAAACAGTAACAGAACCCAATCCGCTTGTGCTAGATAATCCTGTTACATAAGTTCTATGCGTTGTTAGATCTATAAATTCTGTGCCATCAAAAACCTGTAAAACTTCAGTAGTGGTGTTGAATATAATTGTGCCTGCTGAAAAGTTGCTTTGATCTCTTACTTCAGTTGTCATAGATAGAGTAGCAACTGGATCGAAAGCGTTTAAGTTTATCTCAAGAATCCTAACTAATTTGTTAAATGTAGCAGCACTAACATATTGACCATTTTCTAAAGGTAATCTTGAGTTTAATAGTTTTGCCATTATCTCCTGCCATCTGGTCTTATATCTAATCTAGTTGCACCAAGTCGCCACTTAAAGCCCATTCTATTACCAGCAGGTGCATCATCGTCTGACTCTACTCTAAAAACTATTTGTCTTGCCCTACCTCTAATAAAAGATTGCTGTGTTGAGCTACTGATAACGCTAGTTGAACTGGTTGATAAACTATCCCCTGGAAAGTTTCTTGTTTTAATAACAAAGTTTATTTGTCCACCATTAGCATCTGAACCAAAAAAACTTACATCAGGAATTATTCTGCGTAAAAAACTAAATTGTTCGCCATCTTGCAGATCAAGATCTCCAGATTCTAAGAAAACATTATCCATAGGACTACCATCATCGTCATCACCAACCTCATGGTTATATAAATAGTTTGTGCTACTTACTATGCCAGTTGCTCTTGGTTTTTCAAAAACGCCATCGTCTATCCAAGCATGTCTTTCTAATTGTCCAATAGACCAAGTCCTTTCTAAATAATTGTAGGTAACATATCTATCAATTTCTTCACTAGAACCAGAACAATAAAACCAACCGACTTCGTTAAATTCTCTATTGGTAAAAGCAAATGTTTTAAATGACTGAGACTGGTTAAAATCATCTATAACATAGTTTAAAACCGAACAAGATAATCTTTGTACTGATCCGTTGTAAACATAAAAACCATCACGCGTCATCCAGTAGACACCATCTGGGGCATTTATGGCGCCATTAGGACCAATTAATCCTACGTTTTGGTTTATTAAGTTAACGCCAAAAGTAAAAGGTGCGCCAATAAATTGCATAGAATACAAAGCAGTATCAGTCCAAATTAGTATTTCTTGTCTTGACTGAAGGCCACCAATAATGGTTGAACCAGATGACAGTCTTAAAGATCCTGCTGTATTGGTTAATTGTGGTTCCCATTCAGCTATGTTTTCCTGATCTGAAAAAGCTATTAACATCGGATCTATAGAACCTGTTCTAGCTGTGCCTGCATCGTTTATAGGGTCTGCGCCTAAAACAACAACGTGCCTATCTACTTCAGAAATTAAAACTTGCAATCCTTTGGTTGGTGCTAAATTAGCTCCGGATAAAGATGTAATATTAACTGCTCTGGTAGATATGCCACTACTTTCGTCCCAGTAATAAATACCGCCTGCTCTTACGTTAGCAACTAGATCTTCGCCAAAATTGTCTTGTGACCATAATCGTAATTGGTTTGTATCTGAAAGTCCTGTTACTGAACCCCAAGCTCCACTACCCCAAGGAGATACACCCCAACCAGTACCAGACACATAATTATCCAATCCCACATTAATTTGATAGGCGCCTACTGTTGAACCACCGCCATTACCAGTATCAGACCCATCAGCTAAAACTGGATCACCATTCGTATCTTTAGCTTCTATCGTGTAGCTATTTGAATTTACGATCGTATCAATTTGATATTCTTGATTTAAAACAGTGTCTGTTATATTGCCACCCAAAGAAACTGCGCCACTATAAGTTACAAAATCACCTTTAACAGCGCCATGTCCTGTATCAGAAACTGTAAGGGTAGCATCACCATTGACTGCAGCAAAAGTAACATCGCCAGCCGAAGTGGTTTCTCTTATTGGTGTAATATCGTTGTAATTATCACCTTCTAACACATAAAGTTTAGATGTCGTGCCAAGCCCTAAATAAGAAGTCCCTTCTAATGAAGTCCATGGAAACAAAGATCTGCATTTACCAATAAAGGAATTAGCATTAGCTTTTTCCCAACCACCTATTTTTTCTGGCAGCCCTTTTCTGAATCTTACCAAGTTACCATCAAACCAACCATTTTCATCAAGCAAAGATGTTGTCTCTTTATTGATGCCTGGATTAAAAATGTATTTGACTAAACTCATAACAATTCCTTTAATTTTTTTTCATACCACTCGGCTTTCTCTAGATCCTGTTTGCCATTTCTAAAACGAAATCTCCACCTATATTTAAAACTATTGCCCCTTAAATATCCTATCAATTCTTCTTTAGAGAGCATAGATTTTAAAGCATCAAAAGCTTCTATTTCACCTTGATTGTAATGCTTTGGTTTAGAAACTGGATCGTATTTTATTTTATTTGCCATTGTTCTTTTAACTTTATATCTTCTTCAGATTCTGTTATGTTATTTTTTATTTCTAATATTAAGTTAACAGATTTATTTAAACTTTCCTGACTATTAACAGTCTTTATATATTCTACTTTTTTTTGATAAGTTTTTCCTAGATTATAATTAGGTTCAAAAATAACTTTATCTCTAGATAAAAAAACAAAAGCAAATATATCAACCTCTTCGCCATCGTAAGTTCTATATTCTTTGGTGCTTGTTTTTTTCTTTTTTATGTCCCAACGCACCCAGTCTGAACCATGATGGTTAAAAGTGCTATCGGTTGTTTTAACTTGTATTTTAAAATTTTGATTGTTTTTATGACATAAGAAATCAAACCTTGAAGAAGAAGGTGCGGTAAAAACATCATCAAAAATTCTAGCTAAATGCGATGCAGCTAAATATTCTCCAGCTAGTCCTATTCTAAGATTCTTCGGCATAAGCGTCTTCTTTCATCATTCTTGCAAGACGCTCTGATCTTTCGCCAACTTGTTTTGACCATTTACTATCTAGCATTTCATCTGATGCTTTGTTGTAGTCTTCTTCATACAATGCTTGCATCATTTTTTTAAACTTAAAAAGTCTGTTGCCTAAATTAAAATACATGTCAAGCAAGACAACTTGACGACATTCAGAAAGATTGTTCCAAAAAGATAAATTGTTTTCTAGTATGGTTTGACAGCGATTTATATCATTTTCTAAAAGATATTCAGCTTCGTCTAAAGAAATGCCACCATTCAATTGAGGATCTACCATACGGCCTATTCCAATTGTCCAATAGCCTTCGGTATCTTGGTATACGGAAGATTTAAAACCTTCGTGAAGTTTTAGGAGATCTTTTAATTTTTGTTTCCAAATCATTAAAAAAGATTACGCACAATTAAAGTAATTATGCTAGAAATCAAAACGATTAAGAGACCAATTATGGTTTTAGTACCATTATCTAATTTAGTATTGATCTCTTTAACGTCCCGATCTATTTCATCAAATTTATTAAATGCAGTTTTCCATCTTTCAGCACACTCTTTTTCGTGAACCGCTAATTCTAAATGTACATCTGCTGCAGTTTTTCTTGCCATTATTTTTTAACTTTAAAATTTAATGCTATTAAGTCTACTAACTTATATAGTTTGCCTAACCATTCATCATCTT